GAAAAAAAAAAAAAAGAGTATGACAACACAGGAATTTTCTAATGAATTTGATGTTCTGTATAACAATATAATGAGCAATCAGGCTCCAGGTCTTGATGAGTATGAGAAGTCTGTCTTCCTAACTAAGGCTCAATTGGAGATATTGAAGAATTACTTCAATCCTAAGGGTAATAAGTATGGACAGGGATTTGATGAGAATGCTAAGAGACAGATAGATTTCTCTACTCTAATAACTGTTGCTAAGCCATCACAATATACTCCTGAAGGAGGCTATGTTAAGTTTGATGACAGAAGCCAACTCTACAAGATGCCACAGGACATTCTACTTATGTTGAATGAGACAGGTATTAACACTGTAGATGGAGTTAAGAGATTGATTAGTATAATTCCTATGAATTATGAAGAGTATGCAAGACTTATGTCTAAGCCTTGGAAGCAGCCCCTAAAGAATCAAGGTTGGAGACTATTCCAATCTACTGGTGGAGTTGATTTTATTTCTGAGGTGGTTATTAAATATAATAGTTCTTTGGCTGATTACAAGATTAGATATGTAAAAAGACCAAAGCCTATTATACTTGCAAATCTGGCTGATGAATATTCTAATGTATCTATTGAAGGAATAAATACTATCACAGAATGTGAATTAGACCCTATTCTTCACCCAGAAATTCTTCAAAGAGCAGTAGAACTTGCAAAGTCTGCTTATACAGGAGACTTGAAGAGTAGTGTAGAACTTGGTCAAAGAAGTGAATAATGACAACTGAAGAATTTTCTAATGAGTTTGACACCTTACTGAATAGCTATTCTACCATAGAGGCATTTGGAAAGACACCCAGCACTGTTGAGCTTGATGAATATGAGAAATCTGTATTTCTCACTAATGCTCAAGAAGAGATAGTGATAGGTATGTATAATGGTAAGAATCCATTTGGAGACTCATTTGAGAGGACTGAGGAAATCAGAAGATACTTGAGTGACCTAATAAAGACTTACACAACTACTGATAAGAAAGTAGGATATACAGGACTGTCCAAATCCTCAGTATTCTTTGAATTACCTGATGACTTATGGTTCATAACCTATGAAGCAGTTAATTTGAAGGATGATGGATTAGGATGTATGAGTGGTGAAGACATCTCTGTAATACCAATTACTCAGGATGAGTACCATAGAATAAGAAAGAATCCTTTCAGGGGTACTAATGAAAGAAGAGCTTTAAGGCTTGATTTGAGTGGTAAGGTAGTAGAGATAGTATCAAAATATAATGTGGAGAGTTATCTTGTTAGATACCTTTCAAGACCTGCTCCCATTATATTAACTGATTTGACAGATAATCTGTCAATCAATGGCATAAGTGTAAAAACAGAATGTGAATTGAACCCTGTAATACATAGAGCTATACTTGAGAGAGCAGTAAAACTTGCCATCATAAGTAGGGTTCCAAATACAGGAAAAGAATAAAACTATTGTATAATTTAATATTAAATTAAAATGGCAACATTTAGTACAAATCAAGTAAGACAGCTTTATGTAGCAAAAGCACTGAAGACTCCTCATGTACTTGCATCAGATGCTGCTGGCTCTATTGCAGTAAAGAATGATACTGCAAAGAATCATCTGTACTTTGAATATAAAGGTGCTGACAACTTGATGAGAAGTGACCTAATTGACATCAAGAATATCCTTTATGCTAAGGCTACTGATGCTGATGCTATGGCACATGAATTGAAGTCAGTTACTGTGACTCTTGACACCAATGTTAATGGTGGTGCTCCTGTAGCTGGACAGGATTATATCCTGAGAATTGCATTCAGACAATATGTAGGAATGTCAGATGAAGACCAGTACTTCAAGTATGGTATGGTTCATGCCTATGCTGGTATGGATGCAGATGAGTTCTATAAGGTTCTTGCATTATCAATTGCTAAGAACTTCAGTAGAGAGGTAGTACCTCTGATTAAGATTGAAGTACATAGTAAGGCTACTAAGAGCAAGGGAGGATTTGACTCTAATGGTTACATGGTTGTAACTCCTACTACTAAGGATAATGGTAAGAGTGATACTACTAACCCATACTATGCAACAGATACCCTTGTAACTGATATTGATAGTATCAGAATTACTGAGGTAGAACAGCCTTGGAGGTTAGGTGTTATGGCACAGACTCCTGTGTACTTTACAGTACAGCCTACAACAGTTCTTGTAAGTGGTGATGAGAGAATCTGGGGTACTGTTACAGATAATGAAGATGCTGGTACAATTGACAATGGTAAGAAGATTGCAGACCTTGAGTACTTCTGTATGGGTGAGAGAGGTGATATTTATAGAGGAGTTGGATTCCCTAACAATATTCCTACTACTTATCTTGTAGACCCAACTGTTAAGTATAATGTGATTGATGTCCACTATGCTTATGTAGGTAGCAATGAGAGTGTACAAAAGTCTGAAAAGACAATTACTCTTGTAGTACCAAAGGTAGGAGCTAATAATCAAACAAGTAACAAACTTGCTAATGATATTATCTCTGCAATTAATACTGCTACAGGTTTAACTATAGCTACTCTTGATGTGTCAGCAAGCTAAACAAATTTATAAGGGAGGCTATTAAGTCTCCCTTTCTTTTTATATAAACATTTGATTATGGTACAATTTAATGAGTTAAGAATAACCCCTGATGGGCAAAAGCTGATTATAGATGTATCTGTCAAGGACTTAGAGTATTACACAAATGTATATCTTGATACTATACAGATAGATACTCAAGATACCTTTGTTGAGTCTGGTCCAAGTAGTGAAGTTGTATATACAGAAGTTATAGAAGGAAATACCAAGTCAGTTAGATTAGAACTGGGAACAGGAGACCTATTACCAACTCTTAATGACAATCTTTTCTTTGTGTATATTAGGACTAAGGGCACACCTACTGCAAATACTCCTTGTGGGATGGATAATATTACTACATTAGGAGTTGTATCTAACCTTTACCCTCTGTACCAACATGCCTTTAATTACATTAAAGAATTGAGTGATACTTGTTCTATCCCTAAGAACTTCATCAACTACATACTTCAATATGAGGCATTTGAACTTGCTGTGAAGACAGGTCATTATACTGAGGCAATAAAGTATTGGAAGAGATTCTTTATGGGAATTAAAGACTCAGTGATAACCCCTAATTGTGGATGCTATGGATAAGGTACTTAATGAATCACTTACAAGATATTTCAATGTCCTATCAAAGTTAGGATATATGAGTTATTCAGAGGTAGATAAACTATTGGTGCTGATATTCATATATGATTTGCTTGAGAGTGATTGTAAGTCCTTTATAACAGAAGAAGAGTATAGAATTTTAGATAGTGCCCTATACTGTCTATATGGTTCTACTTGCTTAATACCTTATCCAGAGTATATAGCAAACACTTCAATCTCTTGTACAGGCAAGTCAATATAATTATTACATTAATACTTCTGACATAAAAATAGTAAAATCCTTGTGTAACTGATAATAATTACTTATCTTTGCACAAGGATTTTTAGTTATAGTAAATAATGATGTTATGAGTACATATAAAGAATTAACCTACATGGTACTTGATGAATTGAAACTGTACTCAGATGATGCCCTATACACAGAAGAGCATGTTATGTTTCTACTTGGCAAGTATAGGACATTCTTACTGAAACAGAGATATTCAGATGTAAAGAAGCAGATACCTGAGAGTAACTATCAGACTATATGCTTGGATTTAATTGAGGTACCTGCTATATCAGGTGAGCCTTGTGAAGGTGGTTCTTATCTAAGAAGTAAGGAGAAGATACCTTTCCTAATGAAGATAGGTAATCCTATGGTGTACCCAGTTGATTATTATCAAGGGGAGATTACTTATGTAAGTAGAGAAAGGATGAGATATGTGGGGTATAATAAGTATCTGAAAAATATCATCTATGCTTCTATTGGTCCAGATAATTACCTATACTTTAAGTCTTTCAATCCACAGTACTTGTATCTTGAAAAGGCAAGAATGACAGGTATATTTGAAGACCCACAGGCTGCATCAGAATTACAGTGCCCTGATGAGAATGGTGATACAGTATGTGATGTATTAGATAAGACTTTCCCTATTGAGGATGCTCTTATACCTCCTATGATTGAACTTGTAGTTAAGGAGTTATTAGGTGCTGAGTACAGACCTAAGGATGAATCCAATGATGCAAAGGATGAGTTGTCAGAAGTAGCAACCAAATAGTGAGTTATGGAGTCTTGTCAAGAAGAGAAGGATAAAGGATTGGTTGATTTCCTAAACTCCATTAAAAAAGTGAATGAGCCAAGAGTTCATAAGGTTAGAGGTTCCTATGGTGTATATGATGCCTATAAGTGGATAAGAAAGAATAGTTGGCTCAATATAGGAAGATGTCTTACAGAACATGAGTTCTATAGTATTATAAGGAAAGTCAATGACTACTTAGCTGATAGTTTCCTTCATGGTAATGATATTAAGTTACCACATAGAATGGGCAGAATAGAGCTAAGGAAATATGATGTGAGAGTTAGTTTTGATGGTGAGAAAGTCAAGACTAACCTACCTATAGACTGGGATAAAACTCTTAAATTATGGTATGAAGATGAGGAAGCCTATAAGGAAAAAACACTGGTTAAAGTGGAGGAAAAAGAAATCTTTAAGGTCTACTATAATAAACAATTAGCAGACTATAATAATCAGGTCTTCTATGAATTTAATGTTAATAGAGAACTGAAGAAGAGATTAAAACAAAGAATAAAAGAAGGAAAGATAGATGCTTTCAAGATATAATTATGGTAAAAGAATATAACTACATAAATATAAGAGAAGCTCTAAGTAGAGTACTAAGACATCCTCTTCTTCAAGATGTAACTCTTGAGCAGGCTGTACAATATACCATTGACTTCATTGGTATATTTGGTATGCCAAAGTTATATCAAGATAAGGAAGAGGTTCTTCATATAGAGGACTTTAGAGCTAAGCTTCCTTGTGATTTAATATCTATCAATCAGATTAAAGAGTATAAAACTGGTGTATGCCTTAGAAGCATGACAGATAATTTCATGCCAAGAGAACACTATGACAGAAGTGCTGGCTACAAGATACCACAAGAGTTGTCCTTCAAAACACAAGGACAAGTATTATATGTATCCTTCAAGACAGGAGATGTGTCAGTGTCCTATAAGGCAATCCCAGTAGATAAGGATGGATTCCCACTACTTATTGATAACCCTATATTCCTGAAAGCACTTGAGGCATATATAAAGAGAGAGGCATTTACCATTTTATTTGATATGGGTAAGATTGCTCCTGCTGTATTACAGAATACTCAGCAACAATATGCTTGGTTGGCTGGTCAATTGCAGAGTGAATTTACTATTCCATCACAGTCTGAGATGGAGAGTATATCAAGAATGTGGAATACACTCATACAAAGGACAAGTGAGTTTAATAATGGATTCTCATCTCTTGGTAATAAGGAATACATTAAATTACAATAACTATGCAGAAAGTTGTACAATTCAAAACAAAAGGAATGCAGAGGGACTTATCAGCTTCTGCATTTAACTCTGAATATTCTTATGAAAATAAGAATGTTAGAGTAATGCCAACTGATGAGAGTACTCTGCTTAGTTTGATAAATGAGAAAGGTAATAAGAAATCAAGTATAGCAGGTGTAGGGGACCATATTAAAGGTATTCCTATTGGACAGGCATTGGTTAATAATGAGCTTATTATCTTTGCTGCTGGAGATGATGATTATAGATTAGCAGATATAACTCCTAATATATTCGAGGCACCTGACATATTCCCTTGTGATGTTCTCATTACTGACCTTACTGCTGGGGAAGATACTGCAAATGATATTACTCCTGACCTAAGTTCTATTGGAGATATTACCCTTGTAGATTGTCCATACAAGTTGAATATAGATGTAGATTCTATGTTGGATGATAGAATCTATAAGCTATGGTTTAATAATGGTGCATTAACTGGAAAGAGGTTATTTAGGGGGGACTTAGGATTCAATTATAAGCATCCTATAGAAACTATCTCATTCTATGAGAATACTGATATTAGAAAGGTATATTGGACTGATGGTTTGAACCAGCCAAGAGTAATTAACATAGCTGCTGCATCTGATGTAGTAAGCAAATGGAATACTGATTCATTCAACTTTGTAAGAACACTTAGTCTTAATGAGAAAGTAACTATTGAAAGAAATATTGTAGCCAATGGTAGTTTTGCTCCTGGGGTTATACAATATGCTTTTACTTACTTCAATAAGTATGGTCAGGAGAGTAACATCTTCTATACTTCTCCACTTTACTACATCTCATATAATAACAGAGGTGCAAGTCCTGAGGATAGAGTAAGTAACAGTTTCAGTATAGAGGTGACTAATGTAGATAAGAGATTTGACTACATCAGAATATATTCAATACATAGAACAAGCATAAATGCAACTCCAGATGTTAGGAGAGTTGTAGATTTAGCTCCTCCTACAGGAAGGTCAAATTATAAGCTTAGTAGTTATGAGATTAATCTCCCAGCTAATAAGATGACTATGTATTTAAGGGATGGTTATAAGGCAGATAAAACACTTGACCAATATGAACCTTCTTACTCAGGGTCAAACTACAAGTCTTGGACATTTGATACTAATGAATATTATGGTATAAACTTTGGAGGTGACTATCTGACTTGGGGTACAGGCACATCATTCATTATTACTATTACCAATGGTAATAAGGCAAGTATGCAATTGGCTAATAATGGTAATATGACTGGTACTCTTAGTATAGCTAAAGTTACTTACACTGACAATGGCTCATCAGGAGATTCTGTAGACCCTACTGAATTGTTATATATTGGTGGAGAGGAAGTAGTGTTTGGTACAATGGCTCAGAAAGATAATACTTTGTTCCTTGGAGATATTGAGACAAAGAGAAAAACTCTTGATTCAACTATCAGGAATTATTTTAAGGGTAAAAGTATTACTTTCTCCTCTTATAATAAGAGCATAAGTTCCCCAGAGCCTAAAGGATATTATCCTTATAGTAACCAGCTTAAAATGAACTCCTATCAGTTCAAAACATTCAAGTATCTTGAATATTATAGGTTTGGTATTCAAGCACAGCACTATACAGGTAAATGGTCAGAACCTATATGGATTAATGATGTTAGGAATACTGTTCATATAGATACTACTTTCTATGAAGATAACAAGATAGGATTACCAGTAGCTGAATTTACATTAAATGATACTACTATCATTAACAGATTTCTTGACAATGGATATGTTAGAATAAGACCTGTTGTAGTATATCCTACCATTAATGATAGAGAAGCTGTATGTCAAGGCATTCTTTGCCCTACTGTGTATAATATATCCGATAGATTTGGTAATTCTCCATTTGCACAGTCATCTTGGTTTACAAGACCTAATGCACCATTTGATGAATACAAGGCTTTCCACTATGTTCAGAATGATGAAGGTGCTTGGGGTGGAGACTGGGTAGGATTAGGACAATTCTTAGGAGACCCATCTGCATATTCAAGGGCAGGTATCATGTCTAATAATAGGACTATAGTTACTTCAGGAGAGACACAATACAATATTGATGTAGTCAATAAGGGAGCTTGGGCTGAGTTTAGGCATAACAGACCTATTCCAGGCAATAGTAATAGAAATGCAGAAATCCAATGTATTTGGAATCCTCCTTCTGGTCCTTATGTTGATGATACTGCAACTGACTCAGATGTTGCAAGTTGGGTATCTAACAATGCAGAGAATTACTACATTGACCAATCAATATTGACTTTCCACTCACCTGACATTGAGTTTGATAATGAAGTAAGAAGTATTGATACATCAGGATTGAAGTTAAGGATAGTAGGTATGGTTCCCCTAACTGCATTTGCCTCAGATATTGATATTCAGACTTCTACTCCTGTTAATAACTTCTATGATAGTTCAGAGTTGCCTGCTGGATTCTATAAAGAACCTGTTGGTGTAGAGAATGATTTTAGTTATGAAGGGCTTGGGTCACATCTTGGTGATTCTCATTTTGGATGGAGAGGGTTAATCTCTGGAGCATTCTGGTTTGATGAATTAACTGCATACAAGAAAGATACAGGTAATACTCATCACTATACTACTGGATTTGTTGTATATCCTTGGCACAGAAATGGCTCACTTAATAACACTAAGTTTGCTACTGATGGGTATAGGTCAGCTATGCTTGACAAGAAGAAGATGTCTAATATGAGGTATTCATATAAGTCAGTCTACTTGGATTCAGGTAATATATGGAATGCTTATGTGAGTGGTAATGGTACAAAGACTGGTATATCAGGAGTTGCAGTATTTGATTCTAATGAAGTATCACTTGTTAGATTACCTGCACAAGAGAACTCAGGTCTTACAGATATTAACTACTATGGTAATGTAGATAAGCTTCTTACTATCTCAAGAATTGGTGATAAGAAGGATGGTTATCCTATTATGACTACTGGAGTTCAAAGTGCAGAGACTAATGCACATACTCTGTTTAGTGGTGGATATATGCAGGTAGATAGTAGATTTACTGACCAAATTACAGGTACTGACCCTGTTAGAATCAAGTATAAGTCTACTCCTCATGCTGTATTAGCTCTAAACTATACTACATCAGGTGCTCAGAGGATATTACCTAATATCAAGGATGGTGATTATGTTGATACTTGGTTTGTAAATGCACAGAACTCAGGTGCTCCAAGTGGGCAACACATGTATTGGGATAAGTCAGGAAGTACCAAGAGTGTATCACAAGATACTATTATTACTGGTGCTCCAAGAGGTCCTATATCTGCTGTATCAAGTATTCAACATGGATGGCTATGGTTAGGAGAATTGTATAATGATAGTGTACAGAATAGGTTTGGAGGTCAGACAGAAGAAGCCTTTGAAAATAATGTATGGCTACCTTGTGGAGACCCAATTTCTCTTGTAGATACTAACAATGGAGTCAAGAGCAGTATTACTATCAGGTGGGAGGAAGGTGATACCTATTTCCAAAGATATGACCATATCAAGACTTACCCTTTCACTCTTGAAGACCAGAATGCAGTAACTGATATTGTATCATTCATGTGTGAAACAAGGGTAAATATTGATGGTAGATATGATAGGAACAGAGGACAAACAAGTAATTTCTCAATTACTCCTGAGAACTTTAACTTGATGAATGATGTATATTCTCAACCTAATAATTTCTTCAACTATAGGACAATTAATCCAAACAAGTTGAACTTGGATAACTTCCATAATTCAATTACTTGGACTAAGACTAAAACTGCTGGAGAGTTAATAGATACTTGGACTAACATCACTCTTGCATCTACCCTTGACCTTGATGGGGATAAGGGAATTGTAAGGGCACTGAGAAGGTTTAATAACAATATACTTGCTTTCCAAGATAGAGGTATCAGCCAAATCCTATATAATGAGAATATGCAGATTTCTTCTACTGATGGAGTCCCTATTGAGATTGCAAACAGTGGAAAGGTTAATGGTAAGAGATATATCTCTGATAGAATAGGATGTACTAATAAATGGTCCATGTGTGAAACATCTAATGGTATTTACTTTATAGATGACATCACAAAAGGAATATTCTTATTCAATGGTCAGTTGGATAATCTATCAGATAGATTAGGTTTCCACTCTTGGATTAACAGAGCCTCTGATAGTATAGATATATGGAACCCAGTAGACTTTGATGGATTTGTTACCTACTATGACAAGGTTAATGGTGATGTATTCTTTATTAGCAAGGATGAGTGTTTAGCATTCTCTGAGCCATTAGGTCAGTTCAGCTCATTCTATAGTTATGAGAAGATGCCTTACTTCATTAACCTTGAAGACAGAGGAATTGCTCTTAATGTTGAAGGTACAGGTACATTGTATAGACCTTGGTTGCATAATGAAGGAGACTATAATATGTTCTTTGGAGTATATCAGCCATTCTATACTACCATAATAGCTAACCCAGATATGCCTGTAGACAAGATATTCAATAACCTTGAGTTCAGGTCAGATAGCTGGGACAAGAATGGTAATCTGCTCAATACAACATTTGATACTCTAACTGTATGGAATGAATATCAACAAGGTACTTCTACTCTAAATAATATCTTAGGAAGACCTTCTGACTTGAAGAAGAAGTTTAGAATTTGGAGAGCTAACATACCAAGAGCTAATGTTGTTGGTTCTACTAAGAAAGGTAGAGATAGAATGAGAAATCCTTGGTTATATATCAAGTTATCTATGGAAGGAGAGAATGTAAATAAGACTGTATTGCATGATATGATTGTGCATTACTTTGAGTAATAATAGGGGGAAGGTAAGTTTATTACTTATCTTCCCTTTACTTTTTGGATAATATCCTTGTATAATTCAAATACTTTGTTTATCTTTGCAAACAAATTAGTATGATATGGCTAAAAGAAAAGTTATAAGAAAGTCTAACAGACCATTTACATACAACCCTCATTACTATAGTTGGGGTGGTGATTTCAAGAATGCTTTAGGTGGAACTAAGCCTTTTGACTTGAAAGGCACTTTCAGTGGAGGCAATGTTGCTGGTATGCTGAAAGGAGGCTTAGCAAGTGGCATAGGTAGTGCAGTGGGTAATATTGCAGGTGGTGCTATTAGTGGAGGACTTGAATCAGGTGCAGGTAGTGCAATCAGTAATATTGGTGGCACTATAGGTGGTGCAGTAAGTGCAGTTAATCCTGTACTTGGAGGCATTATATCTGCTGGTTCAGGTATTATTGGAGGTCTTACAAATAGGATGTTCGGCTCCAAGTTAAATAAGGAGAAAATTGCTGAAGTCGAAGGAAGTAATAAAGCTATAAATACTGTTATGGTAGATAATAGTAGTGCTGATTCAGTTATGGACCAGTGGGCTAATCAAGATTTTGGAGCAGACTTCTCCAAGTCAGATATTGGTAAGGATGGTTGGTTCAGCAACAAGGCTAAGAAAAAATATAGAGAACTAAAGAAGCAACAGGATATTGCAAGAAATAGAGCATTGACTTCTTATGAGAATGCAGCAGATGCAGCAGATACTCAGTCTGACCTTAATGCTATGGCAAGCTTTGCTGCCTTTGGTGGTCCTCTTGGTATGTGGGGAGGATATGGAAGTGGGGCAATAGGTTATGAGTTAGCTAAGGAGAACTTAGGCATTAAGGCTCTTAATGCTGCAAATAAAGACAGATTAACCTCATTACCTAACTCATTTGAATCCTCAGAGCTAAATACCTTTGCTAAAGGTGGTAAGATACACATCAAGCCTGAGAATAGAGGTAAGTTCACTAAGTATTGTGGGGGTAAAGTTACCTCAGAATGTATTGCAAAGGGTAAGAGAAGCAGTGACCCTGCTATAAGAAAGAGAGCTACTTTTGCTGCTAATGCAAGAAAATGGCACCATGCCTTTGGAGGGGACTTACTTACTCATGGTGCTGAGTGGGATAATGGTCTTAGAGTAATTGGCAATGGTGGAACCCATGAGGAGAATCCAATGGAGGGTGTACCTATGGGAATGGATGCAGAAGGAACTCCTAATCTTGTAGAGCAAGGAGAGGTAATCTTCAATGATTATGTATTCAGTAATAGAATGTTTGCTGATGGTGGTCTATTGGAGAGCTTTAATCTTCCTAAATCCTATGATGGCTATTCATTTGCTGCAATAGCAGAGAAGTTGGGAGAGGAGTCTAAGGAAAGACCTAATGACCCAATAAGCAAGAGAGGACTTCTAAGTTCTATGTCCAGACTACAACAAGCCCAAGAGACTGTAAGACAACAGAATCAAGTAGGTCAAGAAGGAGTACAATATGCTCATGGTGGTAAAATGGGTACATTATTTGATGGTCTTGGTGATATGCCTAACTTCTTAGATGGTGTAGATTATGGAGATTGGCAAGACTATGGTACTTTATTGGAACCTATCAGTGCAGAAGATGTATGGAATGAAGCCATGTCAGGTACTGATGAGGGTGATAAAGGGGATAATAATAGCAAGCTGACTTGGCTAAGATATGCCCCTGTAGTGGGTGCTGCAATAGGATTAGGTCAGAACTTATTTAGTAGACCAGACTATACAAGTGCAGATACAATACTTGAAGCAGCTAATCAAGCAGGTAATTATACCCCAATAGATTATACTCCAATAGGCAACTACTTACAATATAGACCTTTTGACAGAAACTTCTATTTGAATAAACTTAATGCACAGGCAGGTGCTACAAGAAGGGCTATTATGAATACTACAAGTCCTTCAAGAAATGCAGCCTTACTTGCAGCAGATTATAATGCTCAAGGTAGATTAGGAGACCTTGCAAGACAGGCTGAAGAGTATAACTTGGCACAAAGACAAGCTGTTGAGACCTTTAATAGAGGTACTAACATGGCTAATGCTGGGATGGGACTCAAGGCTGCAATGGCAAATCAAGAAGCTGCATTAAAGGCAAGAAGTTCAAGACTAAGTGGTGTTGCACAGGCTATGGCAGTAAGAGATGCTGTTGATGCAAGAAGAGGTGCAAGTATGAGTGCTAACCTTACTAACTTCTTTAATTCTCTTGGAGATATTGGTAGAGAAGAGTATAGTAGAAATATGATTATGAGTAATCCTGCACTATACTACTCTATTGATAGCAAGGGTAATGTTACATATAAGAATGGATATGAAAGTCTTAGTGAAGCAGAGAAGAAGGAAGTAAGAGATGCTGCCAATAAAGCTAAGAAAAAGAAAGCTAAGGGTGGTTATTTAACTATTAAGAAGAAGTAATATGGCTAATTATAGTTTAGTAATAAATTCACAATTCAAGCCATTCTCTTATCAAGAGATGCTGGCTCCAACCTTGATGGCTACTCAGGCTCATCAAGAGTTGGAGAACCAGTATGGAGAGCTTGCTACTAAGGCAAGTGTATGGGAGGAAATGGCTAATGAACAGACTGACCCTTATGCTTACAAGATGTACAAGACCTATGCAAATGACCTTGAAGAGCAAGCAGGTCAGTTAGCAAGAGAAGGACTTAATGCTGCAAGTAGAAGGGATATGCTCAACATGAGAGCAAGGTACAGTAAGGAGATAACTCCTATTGAACAAGCCTATACAGCAAGACAGAAGCAAGCAGAAGAGCAACAAAGAGCACTCCTTCAAGACCCAACATTGATGTTGAGTAGAAGAGCTGCAACTACAAGTCTTGATGATTATATAAGGAATCCTCAATTAGCTTATGAAGCATATTCAGGTAAGTTAATTACTGCACAGGCTGCAAGTGCTGCATCTGCATTGGCTAAGGAAATGCAAGAGAAGCCAAGGAAGTGGAGAAGCATCTTAGGTAATTCATACTATGAGACTATGATGCAAAAGGGCTTCAGTTCTCAGGCAGTATTACAGGCTATACAGGATAATCCTAATGCTGCTCCTCAACTTACAAGAATTGTTGAAGATGCCATTAATTCAAGTGGAGTTAGGAACTGGGGAGACCAAGCCACTATTGCAAGGGCTATTGACTATGCTAAGCAAGGTCTATGGAGTGCAGTTGGTGAGACTCAATACCAGACTCTTGATAATTGGAGAGCTAAGATGGCTGAACAAGAAGCTATGCAGATTAGGGCAGAGAAAAGAGCTGCTGCAAGAAAGGCAGAAGAGCAGAGACAAGCAAGGCTTAATAACTTAGCTATCAATCCTTTGAATATCTACAGTAGTAGAGAACTAAGTAAGGATGAGAAGAAGTATAAGGAGGATATGAAGAGATACTCTAAGTACTTCTATAAAGAGAATGGTCAATGGAAGATGAACCATGCAGGATGGAAAGAGTATAATAGGAAGATAAAAGGTACTTCAGGTAAACCTATGGTAACTCCTGAAGGTGTTACAGTTCTTACCAGTGTCCAGACTACATACTCTGATTCTCCATTTAAGAAGTTCATGGATTCTATGGGAATGAGAGGCATGAGTTCTAAGTCATTTGGAGATTGGCAAAGAAATACTGCTGGTGCAGTTTGGGGTAGATATGCTGAAAATTCTCCAGCAGCAAGAAGTGCAAGGTATGATGCTATAAGAGTTACTGAGTATGACTATCCTATTGCAGGTGCCCAACAGGGTGATATGAAGGATGCCATTATGACTGCTGGTAGAGGATTAAGTCTGAAAGAAGTAGATTATGATAGCAAGTCTAAGCAATTCAAGGATACAGGTGAGGAAATCACTATGGAAGACTTGAAGAGTGATAAATACAAAGTAACTGCTACAAGATTTAGTCCTTATGGTACTACTGTGATGATACAAGATGATAAGGGTAATGTGAGAAGATATAGAATGCCTGCTGGTATCAATACAACTAATGAACAGAATAGAGATAGGGCAATGGCTGCTGCAAATCAATGGCAACAAGTAGTCAATACAGGACAATATACTGATGCAAGAGGTAATATACATCAGGCTACTCCAGATGAAATTACTTATGCACAGCAACAATATGCACAGGCTATACAGCAAGCCTACTTATTCCATTCTCAATTAGGAGTGCAGAATAAGACAAAAGAACAAGAGTTTAATCCTTATGGATATTAAGATATGGCAAAAGAAACTAAAGTAAAGGATATAGATATTACTAAGAGTGGTCCAATGACTTTCAGAGATTTGCAGGAAGCAAATCAAGAGCCATACACTAACCTTAGTCCTGAGTTTCAGTCATTCAGCATGAATGTAGGAGCAAATACTGCTCCTACTTCATTGTATGATGCAAGGGCACATGGTGAGCAAATGGTTGCAACTTCATTAGAGGGAACTACTACACCTTGGGGTGAGAGCATGTTTGATGAGCCTACTGCAACTGAAGCTCAGTTCCAAGAACTGGGAGATATAAGAGCAGAGAATCAGCCTTGGTATGCACAAATAGGAGCAGGTCTTGCTAAAGGTGCTATACTTGCAGGTACTACTTTCCTTGATGGTACTGTAGGTTTGATATTTGGAGCTGGTACTGCAATAGGTGAAGGTAGATGGTCTGGTCTTTGGGATAATGACTTCTCTAAAGCTATGCAGTCTGTTAATGAATGGTCTGAGCAGGCATTACCTAACTATTATACAAGGGCAGAACAAGAGCAGCCTTGGTATGAAAATATCTTCACTGCTAACTTCTTAGGTGATAAGTTTATCAAGAACTTAGGTTTCACAGTAGGTGCTTTCTACAGTGGTGGTGTTACTGCTGCTGGATTGAAGGTAACTAAGCTACCTCAACTCATTGGTGCTATTGCTAAGTCTTCAAAGGCTCCAGCAATAGTTAATACTGCTGTAGGTGCTACTATCTCAGCAGTAAATGAGGGCAGAATTGAGGCACTCAACAATAGTAAGGATTGGTTTGAGCTTCATAAAGCACAGCTTGATGACAGTCTAAGGGAAAGGTTAGATGCAATACAGGCTGAATATGAAGCTAATGCAGGAAAGGAGCTTGTAAGAAGTGGTGTAGAAGGCAATCAGTTTGTAGACCCAGCTTATGTAAAATATCAGGATGCTATTGCAAGAGAAAGAGAAGCTTACAATGCAGCACTTGGCAAACTGAATGAGGATAGACTAAAGATGGGTAATGCAGACTTGCTTATGAATATACCTATCCTTACTGCATCTAATATAATCCAGTTTGGCAAGTTATATGCTAATGGATTCAAGACTGCAAGAAAGGCTACTAATATAGTAGGTAAGGCAGGAGAATATACTGCTGGTACTACAAGATTAGGTGCTGCTACTGCAATAACAAAGGGTGCATTATCTGAAGGTACTGAGGAAATGGCACAGGGTGCTGCAAGTAGAATAGCAGGTAATTATTACTCTACTGATGTAAACAACTTCTATAAGTCAAAGACTGACCCAGAAGCTTCTCAAGAAACACTAAGTTGGACTAAATCATTTGCTGAGGGAATCAATGAGACAGTAAATGATGGCTCTGTATGGGAAGAGTTCTTTATTGGTTCTTTGACAGGTGCATTAGGTATGCCAAGATTCAGAAGTGTAAGAAATGCACAAGGTGGTATTCAGTCTCCAATCACTATTGAGGGTGGTGCCATAAATGAATGGAGAGACTATAATGAGAAGATAGCAAGAGAGAATGAGATTGCTAACTACATGAATAGCAGGATAAACTCTCCTGAATTTAAGAACTACTATCAAGGTCTTATCAGGCATAATAAGTATCAGAATGATATGAATAGAGCTGCTGAGGAAGGTGATGAGTTCAGCTTCAAGAATGCAGAACATGCTCAATTAGTATCTGATATTGCCATGTTTGATAATGCAGGTAGAATGGAAGACCTCACTACCTTAATTAACACAGCATTTGATACATCAGATGAGAATCTTGCCTCTATTGTGGAAAACACTACAACTACTCTTGAAGATGGCTCTAAGGTAGGTCCATTTGTTGATAAGAATGGTAATCCTATGTATGCTACCCCAGAAGGCAAGCAGGAAATGATAGAGAAGTTGCAGCAGAACCATGATGAAATGACCAATACTATCAACAATTATCTGAAGATAAAAGATGAGCTTGATATTAAGACAGGTCAGCAATTATCAGATGACCAGCTTGAAGAATTGACTTGGATGAAGTCTCAGATAGGCAACTGGGCTGAAAGGGCAACAGCTATGTCTGGAGAGGTAAAGTCAGCTATTGGTAATGTAATAGGTAACTTGGATTCATTCCTTAAATTCAATCAGCAAGTCAGAGACTTTGAAGGTCAATCCCATGCAGATATAACAGAGAGATACTTACAGGCAGATAAGAATGTAAGAGCCATTGAAGGTGCTATCAACACTCTTAATATGGTTAGAGGTCAGGATGATAAGGTACTGGCTCATACATTAGCAACTAATCCTAAGTTTGTAGATGGTCTTATCAAGGAAATTAATGAGGTAGATGAAACTGTACTTAGTGCAGATGAGAAAGAAGATATTACAACTAAGCTGAATGATATTGTTAAGTTAGGTAATGCCTCAAAGACATATAATGCAAAGCTGAAAGAGTATCTTGAAAATCCTCAAAAGCAAGCAGAAGACCATGCAAGAGCTGATGAGCAAGCTGTGCAACAAGAAGCTAAGAAGAAGTCTGATGACTTGAAAGTGTCTTTGAATGCTGCACAGAATTTACAGGAGTTCAGAGGTATCATAGATACCCAAGATGATATAGAGAATAGGGATAGAGTTCTAAAAGAACTTGAGGATGAAGGTAGTGAGATGGCTAAGAACTACAGAGAAACTTCACAATACAATAATGAGGTGAGAAGAGTTCTTAATGAGTCAGATGCAGAACCACAGGTTAAACAAGATGCTATGAAGCTCCTTCAAGACCAATTTAGTAACTCTGAAAACCTTGAACAGTTGGCTAATCCTAACTCAATTTATATCAATAATGAGAATGCCTTTGATGAAGATTCTGAGGGTGATGTTGAGTTGTCTGCAACAAGATTCCAAGAGGCTCAATATGCTTTGCAGAATGCAATATCTCAGGTAAATAATGACAATAGATTCAAGGATAGATTCTCACCTGAATATAAGAAGCCTGTAGAGAAAAGAGAGGGGACTGTAAGAGGTGATGATAGGAGTTCCACTGGGGACAGTGGAACCACTACTACTCCTACTGTAGCAAGTAGTGAGGACTTACCTACAACAGAATTACCTGTAGGTAATATAACTACTGAGATGGTTAATGAGGAGAATAAGAAAGCCAATGAAAGGGTAGAAACTCCACAAAGACCAAGTAGAGATACTCTTAATCAATTCTATAGACCTGCTATACCTGAACTGCATATAGAGGCAAGTAAGGAAGGAGACTTTAGACCATTTGATATTGTAGTAAGTGAGAGAGAAAAGAATGTAGACTTCTCTGGTATTTATGGTTATCTAAGAGACCAAGGAGCATTCAGATATGTAAATGAGGGTAACTTAAAGGCAGGTGATGAACTTGGCTTTATGATTGACCCAGACTATAATGAGAATACAATCTTCATTGTAGACAAAAGAAACAACCAAGTAGTAGGTAGTTTAGATGAGTCTGATTATAGTGTTTCAAGGTATGAGGGCTTGAAGGGTCTTGAAGAGAAGATAAGAGGTGAGTATGCTAATAGGCAGAATAAGACTGGTAAGTTTATTGCCACACCTGTTACAAAGGTATCTAAGGTAATGGTAGGTAGAGTTCCTTATGGTAATACTGAGAGAAGTCTATCTGAGATACCTAATGTATCTTCAACTGATAGAAAACCTGTCTTTGGTATTATAAAGAATGGTGTTCTTACCACTAATGGTAAGGTTGATGATAGTCTTATTATCAAGCCAGTGGATATGAGCCAAAAGGAAGGTAGATTATATCTGCTTATACCTAATGGAGCTGGTAAGTATTCTCCTGCTGCTGTAAGGGTTAAGCACTTCAACAATGAAGAGTTTAATCTGAATGATAGTAACATAAGTTCTACTCCTGTTGGAGAAGATATAAAGAATGCCATTACTAAGTTATCAACTGCTACATCACAAGATGATGTATCTGCTGCAATGCAAGACTTGGCACAAGACTTGTATATGCAGGATATTATGGTTACTTGGTTTAGTAGTAGGGCAGGTGATGGTATTGTTATCAGTAAGAAGGTAAGAAAGCCAGATGGTACTTATGAGAAGGTAATCATTAATGGAAAGGAGCAAATCAAGGAAGATAAGTATGATGTATATTTCTCTACAAGTAGTAAGAGTGCAGAGATTGGGGGTATAAACTTTGATGCAACTGCTCTTGAGGATTTAGGAGATACAAGTGCATTAGGTACTCCTAAGAATCCTGAGGATATATACAATGAGATACTTGGACACCTTATCAAGTTCAATCTTCCTTTACAGGTCAGCACAAGGAGAATAAATGAAGGTGCATACAACAATAGATTGATAAACTCTAATATCCTTACTTCAAATATTACTGAGGCTTCAGTAAGAAGTAACTGGTTTACAACTGATTACTTTGATAATGAGGGTAATCTTCATCAAGCTATAAGTCCAGCTTCTGTAGCTCCTCAACCTAAGAGGAAAGTAGAAACTCCTGTAGGTGGTACTGAGGGTGCTATTGCAGGTACAAGAATAGTATCTGTATTCTCAAATAAGCCATACTATGTAGACTTAAAGACAAATACTATCAGAGATGACCAAGGTAGGACTGTAGAAGTTACTGACAGTAATAGAATATTGTTTGATTTAGCTTGGGCACAAGATAACTTTGGGGATGCTACAACATCATCAATGATGGTAGATAACAAGGTTCTTACTCCTGATGGTAAAGTACTTGATAGAAGCAAGCAGACATATCTCAGTGGTCAAGAGGCACAAGATGTTAAGGATACTATTGCAGGTAGGAAGAAAGAAAGAGAAGATAGAGTTGCCAAGTCTAAGGAGGTTATCAGTGAAATATATGAGAACCAAAAGAGGGTAGATAAAACAAGAACTGATGGTGAGTTTTACTATGTACTTGAAGATGATGGTGAATACCACCAATATAGTAGAGTGCATAGTAGATTAGGCTCTAATTGGGTAGAATCTGATAAGCAAACAAAGGCTCTTGAATTAGCAAGACTTAATCTTAGCAAGTTTGTAGATAATCCTACTCAGTATGAGAATTACCTGAAATACTTGGAGAACAAGTTTAAGGTAGACTTGACTGCCTACAGAGGTAAGACTGATGCCAAGAGTAGAGATACTATTGTGAATATAGTAAGAGACAAGATGTCTGGTACTAATTCACAAAGGGCACTTGATGCTGGTTCAGCAGTAGATAGTATCATCAGACAGTACTTTACTATAAGAGATGTATCTAAGATAGCAAGACCATCTAATATGTCAGAGAGTGCTTTCATAGATTTAATTACCACTCTTAATAGAGTTAAGTCAAACATGGAGCAAATGGGAGAAAGATTCCTTGCTGACAATATTGTATTATTCCAAAAATATCCTGATGGTACAAGAGTTGCAGGTGAAGTTGATATTCTTTCTATTGACAAGGATGGTAATTTTAGAATCTATGATGTGAAGACAAGTAGATATAGTTTCTATGACTTTACAGACAGATATGGTCATAAGGTTAATTACTTTACTACTCCATCTGCTACTCAAAGAATGAGTGCAAAGGATTACTATACTTTACAACTTTCTGCTTACAAGAACTTATTTGAATCTCAGTATGGTGTACCAGTTACTAAGTTAGCTGTAATGCCATTTGTATTGAGTTATAATAAGGAGAATGTATCAGCAGTACAAAGTGAAAAGGGTATTCCTATTACATATAATCCTGCTGTTAATGTGCCTTTGGTAAGTGCAGTTAAAGTAGATAAATCTACAGGAACTCCTGCTACTCCAGCACAAGCTCAGACAGTATTACCTATCTTTGAGACTTCATTAGAGACACAGAACCCTATTGAAGATTTGACACCTGAACACAGTATGAATAATGCTGATGAGGGAGTAGGTTACTTTGAGTTGGATGGTAAATTACATAAGGGATATGTTACACCACTCACTGTAATTGATGGGGTTGAAGTTCATATAACTAAAGTTCCTAATATTACAAAGGGATTTGGAAGAGAAACTGAAGTAGCCCATGTAGCTTCAAACAGCTTCTATGCAGTATTCCCTAATGGTAAGACATTCTTATTCTTGAAGAATAATCCTGTGCAGGGGGGTATGACCCAGACACAAGTTGAGGATGCAATTAGGAAAGGACTTGAAGCTAAGCCTCAGAAAGTTAAGGAATTAGCATCAGAAAAGACTATATTGTTTGACCCTGATGCAGTACCTACTGTAAGTGCTACTCCTATCACTACTGTGGAAACTCCTGCAACTATTAATCAAGGTAATACCCAGACAGGTGCTGCCTATACTGCTCAAAAGGAACAGGCAATTAATGACCATGATGAAGAGTTTGAGGATGAATTTACCCTAAGAAGAGTAGATGACACAGAAGCTCCAGTATGGAATCAGGAAAAGGAACTTAATTGGTTGGGTAAGGTATTACCCCAGTTAAGTGAGAATGATAGAGTACAAGTAGTAAAAGGTCTTATTAAAGTAGGTAGACAAGGTGCCTTAGCTTGGGGACAATTTGATAAAGGTGTAATCACATTGTCTGACATAGCTGCTGAAGGCACTGCATACCATGAAGCATTCCATGCTGTATTTAATCTCCTTCTTGACAATAATGAGAGGCAGGCATTATATGATGAAGCAAGAAAGTTATATGGTGAGAAAGATAATCTCTCTCTTGAGGAAGATATGGCAGAAGGATTCAGAGAGTATGTAATGACAAGACAGAATAGGGGCTTAGGTAAGAGAATACTTGATTTCTTCAAGGAACTCTTTGTTAAGGTTACTAACTGGAATAGCATAAGACCTTCTCTGATAGATTACTATAGAAGAATTAATGAGGGTAAGTATGCAGATAGTACATTCAAAGTTCCTACTATCAGTGAATTAAGAGGTACTACTTCAACTACTACATCATTTAATACTTTAAGTGATTCTATGCAAGAGAATTTATTGAAGAAAGGTTGGACAGCAGAGAAGTTTGATTCAATCTCTCAAGAGGAGAGAGACCAAGCTATTAAGTGCATAGCCTTTTAATCAGTAGGATGAAATTTTTTATAAAGGAGTAAGTTCCAACTTACTCCTTTTTTTTTGTATTCACTTTGAGGAGAAGTGAATACAGGTGATAAAAAAAAATAGGGAGAGGAGTAAAACTTAATTTACTCACTCTCCCTATTTGCTATTATTGCTTAAAGAATGGAATACCTTCCTCAGGATGCAAACCTCTATAAATAGTTTTGTTCATTGGAATAAGTGGAGATTCAAAGAATAGTCTTGTTGCCTTAGACTCTCCTTCATATCTTCCTGACTGTATCAAAGCATCTTCTCCAGCAAATACTTCATAATTAAATGGATTCATAAGTCCAATTAAATCAAGAGTATTCTCAAGAGTATTAATGCCAACAGCAGGAGACTTTATAATCTTCAATCCTTCTCCAACCATCTGAGGTCCAGGAATCAATGAACCTAATTCAGTGTATAATCTTCTTGCCTGATATTCTGCCATCTTAGCCAACCAAGGTCTATCCTTGTCATCTGACCAGTCCATAAGACCAAGTACAAGTGCTACTGCTAAGAAGTGTCCTACTTCAGTTGCAGCTCTTTTGATGTTTGCTTTCTCAGTCTTGGAAAGTTGGTTCCAATTTGCAGCTAATGTAAACTGACCTTCTTTCAATTCCTTAGCAAGCTGCATCAAGAACCTGCCTGTGGTATTATAGTAACCTTCTGTCCATGCTTGCAAGTCATAGTTATATGTGGCAGACTTGAATCTTCTGTTCAAAGATGGCTTAATCCACTTTCTAAACATAACACCCATTCTACCTACAGCTAACCTTTGTACTGCACTTCTGTCAGCCTTATTGTAAATACCGTGCATTCTCTGATTTATAGCAGCAGACTTCCTACTGAATGCTATAATATCATCTCTTGTAAATGCAGACCCATCCTCCTTAGTATAACCTTGCTTTAGCTGTAACTTAGCACCTAATTTCTTGTTATTCTTATCAATAGGAACCACTTCCATAGCATCCCATAGAGATACTATCTTACCATCAGGAGCTTTCATTTTATAAGCATCTGCAAGTGCTAATGAGGTTCTATTCTGCATCCAATGCTCACCAGCATTATTCATAAGGAATAAAGCAGAGGTACCAAACATTCTACTGAACCAAGTCTTCCTGTCAAAATTTACTTCCTTAACATCAGTCTCATATTCTTGCATTACATTGAATAATTCATCCCACAAAGCAAGTTTGCTTGTCTTGACTCTATTACCAATCTCTGCAAGAAATTCAGGTAATGCTTGACCATAGTTTCTGTCAGCCCTTAGAGTATTAGATTCATTAAAGAACTCTCCAGAGAAAGATTCAATCCTCATCATAACTCCACCAGTAGCCACATTGGAAATACCTGATAGTACATTGACAGCTAATGTATTAAGAGAAGTCATCCTATTAACAAAGTTAGCCACCTTTCCCTTATCAATTTTAGTATTACCAAATGTGCCTTCATCAGCCATGTATCTACCATAGACCTGCATCTCAAAGAAGTCATTTAGTCTCTGCATAAATCTTGTTTCATCACCAGACTTAGTGAGAGTAGATTCTACTCTCCTACCTACAGACTTAAACTTCTCAACCAATGGTTTACCACCTCTTGTCTGTATAATCTCCCTCTCCTTTAGCATATCCCTACCAAGCTCAAGAACATCAATTACTTTATTCATTTCATTGAAGTCATTAGCCATAGCTGCATAAGCTGTGAGAGTAGATACTATATCAGTAGATAGGTCATTAGGACTTTCACCCTCTTTCATCTTAGTATAGTAGATAGGAAGTACTTGCACCTCTTTACCTTCAAAGTCCTTTACTGTAGCCCTATCTCCAAACTCAGTGTCATCTGTTCTTCTAATGAATTGGTCTTTAACAGCTTCCCATACTTGTGTACTACCTGACTTTACACCATCAGATGCCTTTACTCTTTCAAGTAGGTCCTTTCTGATTTTAACTGCATTAGTTAAGGTAGTGTACTTGTCAGGAAGGTATGAATCCAGCTTAGCTTTTATCTCCATAATCTTGTTGTAGTATTCTTTCTGAGCAGGATTCAAATTCTGATAAGCCTTATTGCCATAGATTGATACTTTAGGTTGCTTCTTTCCATTGACTACCTCCATATTAGCATCAAACCAAGCTTGTCTCTCCTTTCTGTACTTCTCTGCATTATCTCCTACAGGATTCTTACCATACTTCTCATTAAGAGACTTGAACATTTCCCTGACTTTCTCCTTGAATAGACCTTGGTTAATCTCAGAGATATAATTACCTGTAAGATTACCTTTACTGTCTCTTTCAAACATCCAATCAGTGCTCTTAACTCCAGCTTGCTCTAACTTAATGGTAGCAGCTTGAAGCTCCTTCATAACATTGATAGTCTCCAACCTTGCATTTTCTTTACTCTTCTTGACAGCTTGGTCCATAACTTTCAGCATATAATCTGAAGAGTCTGCCATAGAATCAAGCCATCTGTCAAAGAAAGATATGTCCTTGTCAGCTACTTTCACCAAGTCTTCAGCAGTCATAGTCTTACCCTTGAACTTGCCAAAAGGAACAGTTATACTCTCTCCTACAAAAGGTTTAATGAAATCAACAAATAGAGGCATTGCCACATTGTTGTATCTGACAAACAAGTCTCCAAGTAATGTAGTTGTATTGTCCAATACTACCCTTACTCTCTGACCATATCTATTGTCTGCATACTTCTCTTCATCAATAAGAGCCTTCCTAATATCATCAGTAATATGCTTGTAACTATACAAGTAGTTTCTGACATCTCTTAGTACTCTGGCTCTCTCATTAACATTAGTAGCAGGAGTATTTTGTAGCATAGTAAGCCTGTCACTTACCTTAGATAGTTCCTCAAGAACATTCTCTACAAAAGTATAAATACCCTCAATCTCATTGTTATCAGCTAATTCAATATCCAATCTGTCAATGAGTAACCTTTGATTAGCACTAAACTGGCTATTAGGATTTCTCTTTTCATAAATCTTCAATCTCTTCAACTCATTCTCAATGATTCCTTGAAGTAACTTCTTATCTCTTGCCACTCTCTCTGAGGTACTGTAAAATACCCCATTTGAAGCTATATTGCTAACATCAATAGCCTCATCCATGCTGCCATTAAGTATTTGCTGTGCTAAAGAACCAAAGTTCTTGTCAGCCTCCTTCATGGCTCTTTGTATAGGACTTGCACTAATATTCTTAAAGAAACTCTTAACTGCTTGGATTACTCTTTGCAGTAGATTCTTATAAGGAGCAGATGGGATATTCTCACCTTGAAGAAGATGCTTTGCAAGTAGTTTACCCGCAGCTTCTTTTGCCAACTTAGTCTCATCACTATGATATAAAGTATCATAGGTATCATAGTCCTCACCTATAATTTCTCTTGCCAGTCCATTGGAAGATATATTATTGATAAGTCTTGTGATAAGTGGATTATCTCCCATAGCTTCAATGGCAAAGTGTGCAAATTCCTCAGGAAGTGCTCTCTCACCTTGAATACCATCAGCAAGCCTAATCATTTCAACAAGACCATTTGCTGCATTTCTTGCAACATCAAAATCAGTTACACCATGAATACCCATTCTCTTTTCAAGGTCAGTTAAAGCACCTATCCCTATCCCATGAGACTCAAGAATACCCCTCAACCTGTTATTAAGGTTTTCATTGTATTCCATCTTGTCTGCATTAATAGAGTTAAGCCTGTTTCTTTTCTCAACCTTTACTCCAATGAATACTCTTGGAGATTCACTGTCTTGAATCTTAACTATATTAGCCACATAATCATCCCTATACTCTGAGTTCTGATTAAAGGCTATAGCCCTTTGTTTCAACTTTTGATAATTCTCATCATTGTTTACCCATAGGGCTGGTCTGTCCATTCCTTTCTTATAGTACCCAATCTCCCTATTAAGTCTCTCAAGTACCTTAGTTTCTGGAATGACTTTACTGAGGTTGGTCTGCTTTAGCAAACTTCTCAATGTAGGTTCACTGTTTTCATCTAATGTTAGCCTTGGATTCCAATCTCTTATAAAAGAGTCAGCTTTTGTAATAAGATATAGTCTTGTAGCCTCACTTCTATTGTTTGAAGTGAAGGACAGCAAGTCCTTAAATAACTTGCTGTCCACTACTTGACCATTTCTATTCTTTACCTTTGGAATAATTGCACAACTTCTTGCCATATCTTATAAACTATATAATGTTGGAGCACCACAAATACTATCACCATTCTCATCCTTATACTCTGTATTAGGCTGAATAGCTGTTACATCATCAGCCTTTGGAGCAGAAGTATCAAGAGGAGTACCATATACCTGTTGGAAAGCATCAGTATCTACCTCTGGAATAGAATCCCAATACTCTTGAGGCATATCTTGATAGTCAGGCATAGAATCATAATCAACCTCAGCATCTCCAAGGTCAAATCTTGACAATGTATCTGCATAAGGGTCATAATCTTTCCTGTTCTTATCAATTACAGTTTCCATCTCTTCCACATCCTTGCCATACTCATATTCAATGAAGCTGTTTCTGAAACCTAATGGCTCAATCCTTTCATAGGTTGCAACATTAGTTTGTTCAGTACCTAATGAAGCCAGCTTATAATAAACATAACTTCCTCTGATTCTCTTGCCTATATACTTAAAGAAGTCATAAGCAGGACCATCAGGAGTATCTATCCTTTTCTTGATAACTTTCTTATCTCCAAAGGTAGCATTATCATCAATCACAAATGTAACTTCGTCTTTAACTTCATTATCCTCTCCTATAAATTTGACAGAGGCAGTATCAGGGATTTCAGGAACCAACTTTCTGTTATCCAAGTGGTTATAGACATATTGGTCTACAAATTGGCTATAATCATCACTTGATGACAAGAGAGTCCTCAATGTACTTATGTACTCTGGGATAGCATTTCTCACTGCCACAGGTGCCAAATGGATGAAGGTTGAAGGTCCAAATGCAAAGCCATTTCTATAATAGCTATATCTGAATAGATTAAGAGCAAGTTTCTGAGCTTCTGGGTTATTCATATATAATAGAGATGCCCAATCCCTCATATATCTTTCTCTCAAAGTAGGACTTAACTGACCCACATTCTTAAACACTACTGTGTCTACAGGATTACTGTCATTTGCCCTAATTACCTTGAGTCTCTTAATAAATTCAAGGTCAGCTATATCCTCATTATCTGTAACCACTCTCTTGAAGTATTCAGGGAAGTTATTGATGAAATCCTTTCTCTTATCAGAGGAAGTTACAATAATATCACCTACTTCTGAGTCAGGGTTTACAATCAATTCAGAACCAAAGAATCCATTCTTTGACATGATATAGGCAAGCAAGTCATTATAAATACTATTTATAGTCTTTACATTCAACTTACCAGTCTTTGTCATGTCTCTAAGGTCATCAATTACAGTTCTGAATGATTCAGTATATTGAGGGAAATAAGACCCTAACATTTCTTCTGTCTTCTGCAAGCCAAGAGTATAGAAAGCCTGTAAGAAAGGAAGAGGAGCTAACAATAGTCTTTCTCTTAGAGTGTCAGTGTCAGGATTGTCTGATAACAGACCATCAAGTATTACATTGGCATTCTTCAATGGGAACTTGTCATTATTCTCTATTTGGTCTAACAGGTCTTTCACTTTCTGCATCTTCAACTCTGTATCTGCAATAGTAGGACCAGCAGCACCTCCTTGAGTATCAGACCTTGTAGCCTGTACTAACTGCCCCAAAGCATCAGCAGAGTTCATAATTCTCTTGAACAAATATCCAACTGCAACTTGTTTCTGATAGAACTCAATCTTTCTGAAATCAGAAGTCTGAGACCTGTCAGTAACAGCTTCCTTAGCAAGCATTATATTATCTGCAAGCTCTTCAATGTAGAAGCTATTATTCTTGTAGTTATCATAAGTCAAGTCATTATTAAGAGCAGCCTTCTCCTTATACTTATCCAATACTTCATCAATGATGGTATCTTTACCTTTACCTTCTCTACTCTCTCTAAAATAGGTCTGAGTAATCTCTTGAACTATAGGCTGCATCATTAGCAGACCTATCTCAATAGGATTATAACCTAATCTTGAAAGAAGCATAGAAGCATCAGCAGTGAAAGTATTCTGATTAAGTGCTGCAAGCACAGGGTCTTTAACATTATCCACAGAAGCAGCCAAGAATCCAGCATTATTCTTTGAGATAAATTCCTTGTCACCATTCATAATATCATGTAAAGATGTAAGTCTCTTTCCATTCAATACAAATGAGCCATTTTCTTCATCCAAAGCTAACTGAGTATGTTGCATCAAAGCATGATTTGCATTATGGTTGGCATAAATACCAATCAACTTAGCACCAGTCATGTTCTGTTGATGCAGCATTACCTGAGTTCTTGGTGATAATGGGTCCATCTTGACCTTTGTTTTCTCTGCCAACTTATCAAGAGTATCAAGGTCTAAGTCAAATAGGTATGAAGCAATAGACTTAGGATAAGACTTTCCACCTTTCTGTACAGTCTTATTAAGTTCTATACCCATATCCTTTAATGCTTGAGCCAAGTCACTCTCATAAGAATCATTGAGAATAGTCATTATTCTTGCAGACTTCTTCTGATAGTCAAAACCACCCGGGTTAAGAATCTTTGAAGCTGTATCTGCATTAGTCAAGACTCCATACATCATATCTATCAGCAAGTTATTTCTTGCCTCAAGACTGTTCTCCTGTGGAGACTTATTGAAGTCATACTTTACCTTACTTATAATAGGCTTGGCAAGTCTGTACTTCTCCTTATTCTCCTTGAACCATTCCTTAAAGTCATCAGTATCTGCATTGAGAATATCCTCTGCTAACTGGCTGTGAGTGAACTGTGACAGTACTTGATTGAATAAGCTATTCATTCTTGCATAGTCTTCTCTTGCCTGTCTCATATCATACTTCTTAACTCTGAACTCAGGTAACATGATATACATCTTATCCACATCAAAGTCAGAACCTGATAGAGTAGTAATCTCAGCAGGAAGCATGATTGCAGAACCATTCTGTTGAGGAAGGAATCCCTTAATATACAGAGGAGCCATTGAATACTTATCCTCTGTTGGAACTCTATATCCAATCAACTTTCTCAAATCCTCAGGAAGTTTAGTTACATCAAGCTGGTGAGTATTTGGGTCCATGAGAGGCTCATAGAACTCTCTACTATATGCAGGCATATAACATTCAAGATACATGATAGACAACTTACCTTCCTTTTGGGCATTCTTGACAAATTCTTCATAGCTTTCTCTTGTAGCATTAGGATACTTCTTTTTGTAAAGTTCATAATTCAAAGGATTGCCATTCTTGTCTTTGAATACAATACTCAGTTGGTCAGTCAAGCCATAATCAGATACCTGAATTAAAGCTCCTCCTCTAATCTTCTGTTTAGTGATTCTACTCTTGATTACACTATTAAGAAGTGTCTGTACTCTTTGAGATTGCACAGGGTCAAAGAGAGGTATATTGAAGTTATTGTTCTCATCAAGAGTACAAGCCCTCATCATATCCATACCATATCTTTGATTACCTCTTATCTCTTCAAGTAAGATTTCTTCTACTTTCTTTGGGTCTTTGAATATCTTATCTACATCAGCAAATGCTTGAAGAATATTCTCAGTATTGATGGCATTATACAGGTCAAGCCACTCTTTCTTAGTCATCTTCTTACCATTAACCTCAATGATTGTGTCATCAGAGATGTCAGCAGTAATTAGCTTTCTAATCTGAGTACCTACCAACTGAACAGCATCAATAGCATGTTCAGGAGTTGCAGTCTGAATACCATAATCTTCATAAGACACCTTATGTACCACATTAGGATTCTCATTACCAAATCCAATACCTGTGGTATCTTTAAGTCTTTGGATTACATCAGCCTCTGTATTAACATCATTCAAATCTATTACACCTTGTTTTCCAACCTTAGTAGTAGATTCAAACTGAACTACATCAATCTGATTATCCTCCATAAACTTATTTATGGCTTTCAGCTTGCCTGACCTTCCTAAAGGACCAGCAATTAGTTCGTGCATAGCAAGTAATAGGAACTCTGAGTTCTTATGCTGTACAGGAGTCTTAATTCCAGTATGACCTTCAATGCCACTGTTATTATTGACTTGTGTATAAACATAAGGCTTCTTAGTCTGCCAAATGATATTGAAGTCTTTAATATTCCAATCTCCATTCTTGAAGTTGTTATATGCCTGCTCCATATCATCTGTCCACTGACCTGACATGCCAAGTATTGCCCTATAGGAACTCAAACTTCTATATGCCTGAGCATCTGCTACATTCACATTTCTAAACTTGCTGATAATATTATCCCTGTCTATCTTGGTCATTTCATTTCTTCTAACCCTTTCATCAAGTACAGTCTTGATGTCTTCAAGTACAGAAGATACTATTTCATCATCCTTCAAGTAGATGGTTCTTTCCCAATCCCTACCAATTCTCTCACCTTTATAAGTAGCCTTAGTATTCAGTCTAAGAGCAGGAGCATGAACCTCCTTATATCTCTTCTGAAAGTCCTCAAGGTTCTTATAGAAGGCAAGGTCAGTAGTAGTAAGCTGGATAATTTGTGAAGTAGCTAACTTACTGTTCCAATAGTATTCTCTAAGTGCATCCTTAGCATTATTCTTAACAAACAGACTTCTTGAGATTGACTGAGCATCTTTCAATTCCATCTCACCTCTTGTTGCCTTATCTGTCAGCAAATTCTTAATCTGCTCCATCAGGTTATTGGCTTCCCTACTATCAAAAGCACTATTATTGTTATAGGCTCTAAGCATCAGTTCCATATTGGTATTCCACAATGAACCTAAGGCATCTTTAGCCTTGATAAGTGCCTTTGCAGTTATTGCATTCTGCTTGGACTGACCTTCAAAAGGAAGATACTTGTACTTACCATTAGGAAGCTCATCTAAAAGTCCTACCCTCATCCAATCTCTATAGGTCTGTTCAAAACCATCTTCCATCATGTCATTAAGAGTGGTTCTTAGAAAGTTCTTAAGTTCAGCACCAGTACCCTTGGATTTAAGTCTGCTTAGCCTATCAATGAATGCCTCTCCATTGTCATATCTGAGGTTGTTAAGTGCAGGAAGGAACTTAAATTCTGCACCTCCCATACTCTTTATACTACCATCTTTCTTTCTGACAATATCATAGTTTGCAATAGGTTCTACCCTCTTATCTCCACTCTGATAAGCCTCATCTCTTTCTCTAACCAGCATAATTCTGTCATACTCTTGATTAACCAAGTCTACTAACTTGTCAAGGATAACATCATCATAGGTTCTCTTCTTACCATTTTCATCAAGTACATCACCTGTTGTGTACTTTCTGAATCTGATAAATTCAGCAGAAGGGCTATCTGAAAGAATAGGAACATGATACCAAGCATACTTTATACTTGACTTTGCAGAGTCAGGGTCTCCCCAATATTCTGTAAGAAGAGCCAAAGTATAGTCCAAATCATCCCAATTAGTATAGTCTACCTTATCAGAGTTCAATACTACTTTATGGTTAAGACCTCTTCTCAATTCATCAGACTCTGCAAGCTGTCTTAGCCAGTCATTTCTCCAATGACCATCCTTAAAGAACCACTCATAATCCTTGAACTCAGTCTGCATAAACTGTTCAAATCTCTCCTTGTTATTCATAACATTCTTGAGATTCTTAATAAGTTTGCCTAAATAGTTAGGAGTAACATGAGAATAGTAAGACTTATCATTCTCTCTGACACTACTCTCAATAGCATCCTCAGTTACTTCTGCCATCATACTTGCAATCATATTGTAAGCAGAGCCAAAAGTATTGATAAGGTCTCCTCTCTTCTCAGTACCATCCTCCCTTGTCTCAGACTTGACTTCACCTTTCTTAATACCACTGAATATGACATTCAATTGTGGTAAAAGAAGCATAATTGGGTCAGTAAATGTGATACCTGGAGCTGTCTTTATATCAGTTAATGCAGTCTTCAATACAGAAGGATTGGCATCAATACCTAACATATGAAGTAACTTCATTATGGTACTCCATACATCTTCTCTCTCTAAGAGTTGAAGTCTGGATTCTGTATCAAGGTTCTGGAACATATTGTTCAATGTCTCAGTCCATTGTAAACCTTTAGCTGCATTATCCTTGTTTATTTCCCCATTCTTCTCATATACACTATCATCATCAAGCTGTACTCCATTCTCATAGTTATCTCTCCAAGCATCAAGGAGATAATATACATCTTCAGGCTTATTAATGGCAATAGTTTCCATCTTGAAAGTACCATCAGGCATCATCTTCTTCTTTTGAATCCAGTAAGGCATAAAATCCTTTCTGAAGTCTTGATAGAATTGAGAGAATAAAGTCTCATCACCTTGAAGTAACTTGGTTACTTGCTTAACCCAAGGCTTGATTCTTTGCAAATCCTGCATCAAAGGAAGCATATCATCAGAGTTAATCATGTTCCTTAACTTGTCAATGAAAGTAGCATGAACATAGTCAGCATCAAGGTATCTTGTGAAACCTAAATCATCCTTTTCATACTTACCTCTATAGTCAAGTTTAGGTACTTGTCTGATTACTTTTCTTACAGCTTGTGACAGAGACTCATGTGAACTTACCTGTCTGAAATTAGTCATCCATCCATCCTTATAAGCCTCTTCTTGTCTCCAATCCTCTGCTTCATTATCTACCTCACTGTTACCATCAGGGTCATCATCATTGAGGTTTGCATCAGCAGGTGCAATGTAGTTGGGGTCTATCCTAATACCCTCAGTCATTACAAGTAAAGTACTTGCTTCTTCAGCAAGAGCCTTATAGACATAAGGGTCATCAACTATCTTCTTATACTCCTGATTCTTATAAGCAGCTTTCTTCTTGGCAGCTTCTAATTTCTGCTCATCAGAGAACTTATCTGCACCTCTCATAGAATTGATTGCATTAAGTTCTTGCTGTATTCTGCCCTCTTCTGTATCTTGTATATAAGAATTGAAGATGTTAGCTACTCTCTTGAATATACCAGCAGGAGTGTACTTCTTTATAGCAGAGAATCTATCCAAGCTATTAAGCTCAGCCTGTAATTCTTCCTTCTCCACACCACTGGCATCATCAATTCTTCTCTTCAAAGAATCAGTCATTTCCTGCAAGGCATTATCAACTTCATTACTGAAGAATCTTGCAATAAGGGTTACTCTATCTCTTCTTGTTCTTGGGTCAAAGAGTAAGTCCACCTTTTGCTGCTCCTCAACAGAAGTAATCCTTGGAGTATTAAAAGAACTGCTAAGTGCCTCATCAAGCTGTTCAGTAGCCTCACTATTTCTCAGCTCCTTAATAAAATCATTGAGTTCACTACCTAATGGAATATCCTCAATAGACTTATTATTCTTTTCCTGCCACAGTCCAACCAAGTTAAGTATTGATTGCTCTGTTTCATTAGGAAACTTCTTAGCTAATTCTCTAATTTCCGGTGTTATAACTAAACAATTCATATAATTAAAAGTATTATTTGTGCAAAGGTAAGGAATTTAATTGTAATACACAAGGTATTATGGGAAAAAGTTAAGGAGGAATAAGTGATTAACTTACTCCTCCTTATAAGATTACTCAACAATGTACTTGACACCATTGAATATAAGCCACTTGATAGTGTTGATATTGACTGGTCTAATACCTGACTCTTTATCAGTCTTAGTAATATCCATATCTACACAATCATATCTGCCATCTCTTGATTCAAATTGAATCTTATAGCCTCTAAGAACTCTATCTTCACCTTCTTCATAAGGAAGTACAGGGTTATTAACCAGCTCAGTAATAAGATTCTTTGCTGCATTTGCAACACCTTTCTTATTGTTCTTAACTGTGTCAATACTATTTGAGAACTGCTCTACAATAGCATCAATCTCTTCCTGTAACTTCCTCTTACTCTTAGGCTTATCCTGCTTCTTGAAGCATACAGTAAATACTTGACCAGAGTGAATGTTCTCCCAAATACTTCTAATACCAAGAGTACCATCCTTCTTATCTTCCTTAGTTACTTTTACTGTAGTCTCAAACAGGTCAGCAGAATTAGTATAGTTCTTCAAATAGCTCATACCAATCTGAACCTCTTCACCACTCTCAAAATGAGTAAGCCAAGCATTAGAGACTGATACTCTGTTCACAATATAGTGAGAACTCTCACTAATAATGGAACCTTGCTTTAACTGATTTATTTGCTCAATCATATTAAATAAGCTTTTCTATATTAGACATAAATGTTTCAGCCTCCTGCTTAGTAACACCAATAGTTTTGATGTCTTCCTGCAATGCAGCAATCTGAGACTCCTTCTTTGCAATCTCTGACTCCATTTCTGCATGGAGATTACTTGCATTCTCATGTGCAGTCTTAAACATAGACTTAATGCTTGCCATTCTTTCACTGAAAGAAGGTGTAGCTACAACTGATTTCTTCGTACCAAAAGCCATACTTTTTTTTTTAGTTATTAATATACTTTCTTGCAATAAACTCTTTCATTAGAGGCTCTGCTAATTCCTTAGCCTGAGGATGTGGAGCACCTGTAGTACCTCTTGCTCTTAGGTCAAAGAAGTGATTCCAATCAGATACAAATCCAGTTACAACCAATTCTGTCTTTAAGGCATTAGGAAGAATAGCTCTTGCTTGTTGGGGTGTCCAAGGGTTATTTCTGAATCCAGATTTATACCTTTTATCAGGAATCCTCTTGTCCCATTGTTGTAACAAGTCTAAATAAGCCCTCTCAGCATACCTAAGTGTATATAAGAAATTGGATGTATATATATCTTCTGGATAACAAAAATCTCCCTCATTCCCATCTGTATGAATTTCATCAGCCTCAGATATTATATCCAGCCAACAAGGAATAATGAAGGTGAGTTCATTTCCAAACTTATCCTTAGAATAGTTACAATACCTTGTACTTTCCTGAGCAAAAGACATTACTCTATGCCTTACAAATTCATGGGATAAACCTCTATCACATACAAAGTGTACAGTGATTCTCTTCTCATGAAATTCTGTAAGGTCACAGATATATTTCAGGTCATCCATCCATTCATTCTCAACCAGTACTCTTAGGTTAGTAGTAATGTAATAACCATTCTTGTTTAAAAGAAAATGCTCATTTCTGATTATGACTTTAGAGTATTTATTGTTATGGTATTTCTGAGCTACATGATAGTCATGTTTATCACAACCTATAGGTATAAACATATACACAGTACCATGTTCCAGCATAGCACCATGACCAGACTTAATTATTCTATCCACAAAAGGCTTGGCAGAATCTTCTGTTATCTTATCCTCAGACTTGTAACATACTCTACCTACTCTCTCAATCTGTTTATAAACTCCTTCAAGACCAGCAGGCTGATTCCATATTTCAAAACTTGGCTTAATTAGCTTCATTGCAGAACTCTTTTAATTCTTGAACACCTAACAGACCACTATGCCTTTTTACAACATTTCCCTCATCATCTACTAAGATGAGAGTAGGCACTGTTCTTACCTCATACTTGGATGCTATATCCTCACCCTGTATAGACTGAACATCTATACTTTCATGTGGAATACCTGCAAGCTGGAGATTGCTCTCCAGCACTTTGCAGGGTCCACAAGTTCTTGAATAAATCTTTAATACTTTCATTATACTTCTTTAAGTTTGGTATGTTTACCACAATCCTCACACCAACATTCAGCATTATCAGTTATGTCATCTACATACTCATTGGTATTAGCATTTACCCATGCCTGTACTTGAATATTGGGGCTACCACATTCACTGCAAACATATCTATGGTTGAGACTATTAGGAATGTATAAAACAGTTCCCATTGAGTTTTTGTGTATATCTACATCAGGAAATGCCTTATGAAAGGCTTGTAGATTAAAAGGTCTCACAATGAGATGAATACCTTGTTTAGTAGGTATTTGGGCATAAATGTAGTCATATCCTACTTCTTTAAGTGCCTCTACTGAAATATCAGAACCTTTCTTTTTCCAAGCCTCTGCATATAACTCAAAGAGTTTATCTGCAATAGCATTCATCATAGATACATCATCTATATCAACTACCCATTTAGGATTTCTTGACTTCAATTCCCCTGCTGCACTATTGAGTATTCTCCTTGGGTCTCTTACAGTACCATTCAGATTATACTCTGCTAACTTAGCAAGTAATAGGTCTTGCAGATTCTTGAAATCTTTTCCAGCCACATTGATATAGGCTCTTGCACCATAATGTTCACAGAGAAACACTACTTCTTCTTTCACTCTATCAAGATGCTCTCTACTTCTAATAAAGTAAGTTTTGATTGCACTCTCCTTTACTTTCTTGTTCTCACCCTTATGGTCTTTGGCTCTCTGAACAATTTGCAAATGAAAGAACATATCATTTGCTTCATTGAAGTAGAAAAGACTCTTGATTAATTCAAAATTGTCTATCATATCTTATGATTCTGTCCCACTTGAGGGAAAGTTATCCACACTTACTGTACCAGTGATAGATACAGGCTCTGAAGGAACAGTAGGCATATTATCCACATAAGTATTCAAGTAAGCATTAGTAACCCTTACAGGTACCTCTGATACAGATACTGCACTTAACTCTACCTTCTGAACTTCACCTTCTTGACCAAACATAGTGTCCTTAATATCCTTCAAACTCTCCTGCATTCCAACCATAGACTGACTCATATTATACAATAACTTGTCAGTAGTGGATGTAACATTGTTAATATCCACATCTACAGATGAAGGAGGAGTTTCTTCTGATTGGGTAGCTGCTCTATAATCTGCTGCTGCACTCATCATACTTTGGGCAATCTTAAATGCCATACTTGATATGAGAGTAACCTGCCCATCATCCAATGTCAAAGGATTTTCCACTTTAGCCAATATACCTTGCAAAGCATACATTGCAAAGTATTCTCTTGGCTGTAATACATCTATATCAATATTCTCTTCTGCACCTGCATCTCCTCTGGTAGCTGTTGTACCTTGTGTTGCAATAATCTCTGCATCTACAATGAACAAATTATGAAGCTCATTGCCATCAGAACATACACCATCATCATTGAAATAATACATTTTTTTTTGTACTTGTCCAGAGTATTTCTCTGTAACAGAGCCTATATCATTCAATTGAAAATTAAGTACATAGTCACTGACTGTTCCACTCAACTGTCCATTAGAAGAGAATGCAAGGGAGGCACCATTTAATGCCTCATCCTTGTTAAATTCTACTAATTGAATCTTAGTTGCTGTTGCCATATTATTCCTCTATAACTTCAAAGTCATCAACATTCCAGCCCTTTAAGTCAAAGATAGCATTAACTTCTTTCTTTGATTCAGGAGCTATATAATCCCAAGCCTTTTGAGGTAATACAATCTGCTCTTCAACTGCACCTTTAAGGTCACAGTTTGAGTAGTCTATATCCTCAAAATATTCACCATCCTCATCCTTTCCAGAGTCAGTAATCTCATAGTCAGATACCTTAATCTTTACAGTTTTACTAAGGGTGACACTTACTGTGACCTCAATTTCCCTTTCAGGATTGTCAGCCTGATTCCAGGGTGCATTAGGGTCATGTTCTGCCCCTGGGGGATAATATCCACTTTCAGTCATTTCTTTTTCTTTTTAATGTCTGTTACCAAGTTATTCTCTTTAATCAGTCTACGAGCAATTACACATTCAAGATTCTTAGGTATGCTGATATGCCTTCCCTTATCATTCACATAGATAGCATGGTCTCCATTATGCCTGTTATAATAGAAACCATTAAATTCCACTATCTTTATGAACTCTCTTGATGTATATTGTCTCATACTACACTTTCAGAATGTCTTTATACTTCTCATAAGTCTTCCTTATGACCTCTTCCCCTATTGGATTAGGTCTCTTTGAGTCCCTCTCTATACAGTCTTGAAGAGGAATAAAGAAATTCTTAAATTCCAATTCATACTTGAAATCATCTTGGGGATTTAATATATTCTCCTTTCTTAACTCTTCTACTGTTTGATTGTGTGCTTCTATATATGGTTTACAGAACTCTATCTCTTTGGGATTAAGATTCATATTATCAATGACAATATCATAACCCATTTTCATAGATGTTGCAATAAATTGTATTTTCAAAGCACGCACTAATAGTTCTCTACTGGGAACCCAATACTTACCTAACATATTTCTGATGTCATCATTATTGAATCTTACTCTATGTTCAGGGTCTTCAAGTACCCATTGTTTAGCCCATGTAGTTTTACCACTACCTTGAATACCTCGGCATAAAATTATCTTTGGCATTGTCTTTCCTCCATGTATTCTTTGTGTTCTTTACAATATTCACTACCTTCCACAACAGGTTTTCCACAAAAGTGACACCTCTTCTTAGCATTAAATCCTAATTCAATACTTGACTCTACTGAATCTTGGATTACTCCTCTAATAATACCAAAGGCAGTATTCAGTCTATCATTCTCAAGAGGTGTAAGTACTCCTTCCTCAAAGGGAAAGCCTACCATACCTTTTAACCTCCAAAGTATTCTATTCCTTTTCTGCCATCTCAATTGCTTTTCTGTCATATTATTTACTCTTGCTGACCACAGAGTTCAAAACTAACAAAGCATCTCTAAGGGTTTTCTTTTGAGCAGGAGTACAGTTACTCAATTCACCATACTCCTGTTCAAAAAGATATGACCTTAGATGGTTAGATAGTTTCAGAGTCTCTTTAGCCTTTGTTTTAACACTAACTTTAATCCCACTCATCTTTCTACCCTCCTATGATGGACTTAGAAAGACTCAATGTACTCTGCATCAGGAAATGTAGCATAGACATCATCCCAAGCTGCATCTCTCTCATGCTCTACATCCTCATCATACCTATTATTATAGGTTTCTCTATGTCCATCTTTGAAATGAATTATAAATGTCATACTTCACCACCTAATTGCTTTATCCTGTCATTGATATACCATATAGCCTTCTTCAAATCCTCAATTTCCTTCTGATTATCTGTAAGGCTTGCATCTTTCTTGAGACCAGCTCTCCAAAGATACTTAATGGCATTACCAATGGAAAAAGGATAGTGCCTTGTAATCTCAATACATTCTATACCACTTGGATGGGAGGTATAATGTTCAGGATGATTTACATTATCAGGCTCTTCTATTGGCAATCCAAAGTAGTTCCTAACATTATCATTGCAGATTTGAGACTTTTCTCCATTATCATTGATAAGTACAACACCATACTTGTGTTCATAAAAGTCTATAACTTCATACTCCTTACCCTCTGTATAATTGGAAAGACCAAGCTCATCACTTCTACCATAGACAATAATGTCTCCCTTTTTAAGATTTCTCGGATTCTCTATTGGCACTAACTTTCTCATTTTCCCAGTCTAAAAGTTTCACAAACTTGTCAAAGAAGTCCTTCCTATCTCTGACATACAAATGCTTAGTATTGTAATCCTGATAGATTAGTGCATCAAACCACTCACCAGTTGCAGGACATTTCATCCTGCGTCTGAAAAGTGGTAAGTAATGATGACCATTCTTAGGATATACATACATCTTACTCCTTATCTCTTCCCATCTTAGTTTTACTACATACCACGCGCCTATGGTACATAATACAAGTACTACTATAGGAATAACTATTCTCCAAGTCTCCATATTTTTTTTAGGTTTAATGTACCCAACATGGTGCAATCTCAGGAACTGCCTTGATAGTTACTTTCTTACAGAAGATTGCTGCTGCATATTCCATACACTCACTTAACTTCTTAGCTTCCTGCTCTGCAATTTCCTCAGGTGGTTCTATCAAATACTCATCATGTACATCATTAGGAATAAGGACTTTGAATATAAGACCATCATTAACCAAATGATTAAAGTATCTAATACCTGCTATCTTAGTCATTGCAGCAGCAGTACCTTGAGAAGGATAGTTACATGACTGATTATCAGAAGCACTCTTTCTCTTCCATAAGTGTTTCATCACTGACACATATACAGTCTCCCTGTTAATATCAATGAATCTTTCCTCTACCTTACCTGCTTTTTTAACCTTATATGAATACCTAACAGCTATTTCTTCAATAGGAACACCTTGGGCAAACTTCTTTGCAATTTCTTGCATGACAGATGGTGGAATCTCAGATATTACTCTGCCACTATCTCTTGCAGCTTTGTATATATCCCAGAAATCTTCCATACCATTCTTTCTCCTTTCAATACCTTTCAGTATAGGATAGTCATAGATATATGCCCTTAGCCCAGTTATCTTTGAGATTAGGATATAGCCTCTATTCCACATGTCTCTCTTTTGTACCTTGAAATAGCTTGCTATACCATTAAATCTCTTGAAATAGTTGTTATAAATCTCAGTTGCAAAGTCCACAGGAATATTACAATTAGTTGCCATTGTGGGAGCCTGACCATTATAATTGAAACAGAACCTTGCCTTCTTAGCCAAATCTCTAAGGTCTTTTCTTACCTTCTTGACATCCTTCTCTGCAACCCCATCAAGGTCTTTAGGGAAACACATCTTGGCTACAAAGGAGTGTCCATCTCTTTGGTTAGGGTCATTGTAGAATGCAATCCACTCCCTGTCATTAGACAATTCAGTGAACACATGACCCTCTTGGTCTCCATAATCACAATCTACTAACAAATGTCCCTTTTCAGGTACAAATGCTGCTCTTGTTTCTTCTGTGGCTGGAAGCTGCTGAACATTGACACTCTTATCATTTGCTTGTGTAGAAGTGTCCTTGTTTTCATCTTCCTCCTCTGCAATATCATCATCTTTAGTTTTACCTCCTTTACCTTTTCCTCCTGAACCACAACTCAATCTACCAGTATCCATCATTTGATTGAATGTTGGGTGGATTCTTTGTGTAACAGGGTTAATGGCATCAAGGAAGTTCTGACCAAAAGATGTTACCACCTTGAAAGCTGCTGAATATTCCAAGTATAAAGGAACAATACTACTCTTACTTGCCTGCAATTCTATAAACTTAGACTCCACAGACTTTTTCATCTTGCCTGTTTTCTTGTCTTTAACCAATAGGTCAAATCCAAGTTCTTCAAACAATCTGATTACCTGCTTGGAACTATTCCAATTAATAATACATTGAGGTCCAGTATCAAACTCAGAGAATAATGAAGGTTGTGGTATTACCACATACACATTATCTGCAAGTTTGGCTGGCTTACCTTTCTTGTGAGTATCATAGTTTCTTGCAATGAGGGAAGGGTCATCCTTTTTCATTACATAATCCACTACCCAATCATTAAGTTTCTGCTCAGCAATCCTTAACCTCTCTGCATCTTTAGCCATCTTAGCCTTCCACTTAACAGGGTCAAGTTTAATGCCACAATATTCAATGTATGCAAGGACTCTTACAAACTCATTCTCAATATCAAGTGCCACTTTCTGACCCCTTGCATTGATAGTAACAAGCTGCAAGTTCATAATATCCTCAAGATGCACAACATCATTTGCTGCATAAACTATAACCTCTTCTGTCATACCTGCATGTATCTGTCCTCTGACAGTCTTGTCAAGATAGATATGTAAATACCTATCACAACAAGCCTGCAAGGACAAAGATACAATGCCAGGTGGGAATCCAAGAAATAGAATCTTCTCAGCTAAATAAGTATCATAGACATTTCTGACTACAATATGTTCCTTATATAGCCATCTTAAATCAAACTTTGCATTATGAATGATGAATAGTCTGTCACTTTCAAGATAATCCTTATACTGCTTGACATCAATAGTCATGCAGTCTATCACAACTTGATTTTCCTTGTTACCAAGCTGAAGAGTAAGCAATTTACCTTGCCATATCTCTGTACCTGTAGTTTCAGTATCTAAACCTACCACTCGAAGAGGCTCTAATATTTTAAGAGACTCCTCTACAGAGATACACTTATACTTAGCATCAGGAAACTCAAATAGTTCTCTCTGACCAGTAACAAAATATATCATCATTCAAATGTTATAGTCCATCCATAACCCTCAACAAAGTCTATAGATTTGACAACTGCCTTGGCTTCCTCAAGCTCATAACCTACCACAATCATTGGACCTCCTGATGGGTCAATGAACTTATTTCCCCCTTGAACTTCACCTACTCTTAATGTAGGTATATCAGTTTTAAGTACATAAGTTCTTGATTCAGAGCCATCAGGTTTAGGCATTTTCTTGAGATAGTTTTTAGCTCTATATCTGGACCTAAGTTTTATAATATCTTCCATTATTTCTTAGAATAAGCAATAAGACTTTCAAAGTCAAAGACATATTTATATTTTTGGAAGAACAGGCTGCCAAGGATACCATGAATCTGCACACCAGACTCTTCCTTAACAATAGCAAAGGCATCATCCAAGTTGTGAATACAGAAATCACCTACAAATTCTTGTCCCTTATAAGTGATTGTCATTTCACAGAACTCAGTATTTACCTTATTACCTTCAATTCCTGTCACATCCATGTCTTTTGCCTCTATCTTCTTATGGTCAAGAAGAGGAAGAATAGAGCTGTTGATTTGAGAGATATTACTTCCAGTGTCCAACAAGAAGTTAAGTTTCTTATCTCCATTAAGGAATGTTACCACAGGCAACTCTACCAAATCCATAGCCTCTTTGAAAGACATATTTACCCTTTTACTCTGCTTGCAATAATCTTCTACACCATTAATGATGATAGATAAGATGATTACTGCAAGCATAATACCAATTATTTCTAATACCATGCTTCATGCTTTTTTTTTTAGTTACTACTTGATGCCAGAAGTACCAAATCCTCCTCTGTTATCATCACTCAAGTCATCTACTTCCACAAGTTCAATACCTGAACTTAGCAGCCATTTAATCTTCTGCCACATAGTAGCTTTCTGACTAAGCTGTATCCTAAATTGACAGATTCTATCACCTGCTTCAATAGTGGTCTTTCTCATAGGAGAACATACATAGTGCCACTGGTCATCATTGCCATTATATGTGTTATCTACTACACCTTGACCACTTGGGATGAATAATCCTAACTTCTTAGGACCACTACTCCTTGAATCAATAATAGCTTCAAATCCTTTGGGCAATTGCATTGCCACTCCAAGAGGAATATAATAGGTAGGAATCTCTACATCCCTATGACCTACTCTCTCTCCTTCAATAGTTTTTCTTTTAAGGACATCAGCCTGTGGTGCAGGGATGGTGATATTTATGGCAGACCTCAAATCTATCCAATCACCATTCTCACTAATTACAGGCATACAGCCCCCAGTCAATACTTTTACTTTAATTTTCAGTTTCATGTTTCCAAAATTTACTTGTTATGTCTACCAACTCTCTACCACTGACCTTGTAAAATCTTTGATTGGTAGTCCTACTGTTAAGTGGACCAAACTCCTCCTTATAAGGTCCAAGTTTAATGTAGTCAAACCACCTTAATTGCCTTGCTACTATATCACTAATCTCTTGCCTACCACTATACCATGCAACCTTTAAGTTTGTATGAGTTTTTACCCAACTTGCCAAAGCTACTATATGTATAGTGTCCCTATCACCACCCATGAAAGACACACAAGATATTCCCTTGTTATCTTCCAAAAGTTTGCTGAGGACTGTCTTATTCAGTGGATTACCAATATCCTCTGCCAAGTAAGAGCTATGACAGCCCTTACATTGACATGGACAATTAGATATGTTGATAGCAAGAGTTACTTCATCTGGCACTTCAGCAAAGACTACTTTTGCATCCACATACTTTAGCATATCTCACTCCTTCCATCACTATAAGTTCTATGACTTGCCTCAATCTGCCTGTCTTTACCAAATGATTTGATAGGTCTGAGATAGCCAATCACTCTTGTATATTGAGTGATATTCTTACTATGACACTTTGGACATTCAGTGATAGGATGCTTAGTAATGTAGCCACAATCATCACACTTACTATTAGGAATATTAAATGTGAAGTAGTTGGTTCCATTAGCTATTGCAAAGTCTATCAGTTTGAGATACTGCTCCTTACTCAGGTGGTCTTCAAGATTAATATGGGCTGCACTACCTCCATCAGTATATTGATAAGTCTGCCTTCCATGAAGTATAAACTTGTCAAGTACTGAAGTATCATCATGTGCATCATAGAAGTATGAATTATACAAATTCTCATCCTCAGGAACCCAATAACCATCTTCCTTATCCCAGTTATAATTCTTTCCTCCTAACCCTTCAGCAGGAACTACCTCAGAATTGAATAGGAATGGTCTATTAGCATCATGGATAGAGTGTGCCTTATTCTGCTCCTTGATAGTACCAAGAACCAGTTGCAAGAACTCAATATACTCCTTATTGTTACCAACAGTCATACCTAAGAACCTTGCAGCCTCATTCAAGCCATTAATACCAATAGTGCTGTACAACTTACTGATATGGATATATCCACCATTTGAAGCAGCAAACATACCCTTATCTTCAAGTTCATAGAGCATGGTTTTGAAGGCTATGTGGTACTTATATGCTCTTTCAAGAATATTAACCAAGTCCTGTTTCAAAACATCATAAAATCTTCCCTTAACTGATATTAATCCTGCCCTTTCCACCAAAGGTATCTCACTGAAGTAATCATGTTTATTAGCACAATCTTGCACAATCCTATTGATATTCAAGGTAATCACATTACATGAACCTGTCATAACTCCAGTAAGACCTGATGTAGGATTGAAAGTATTCTCTGCAAGTTCATTCCTCAATCTACAACATGATGCAAGACTATCAGCACTGTCAGATATATAGGTAAAGAAACTATGACCCTCTGCATACATTTCAGCAGTAAAGTCTTTGTAGTCTTTGTCTATAATATCATTGGTCTTAGGGTCATACACCATAGCCATTGTCTCTACAGGGAATGTAAGAATCTGTTTGGTTCTCAACTTGTTGAAGAACTTCATAAACAGCCTTTGCAGACAATCTACTGCTTCCCATTGAGGCTTAGTACCATCAGGATAATAGAACTCTCCAAACAGTGAATCAAAGTAAGTATGGTCATAATAAGACACATTAGTGAATGGACTTTGATATGACCTATTACCAGCAGGCTGATTTACACCATAGATAAACTGCTTGAATGCTTTATATATGGCATCTCTTACAGTCCTCTGCTTACTGCAATGGTCTGTAGTAGTTACTACATCCAACTTTTCATACCAATTAGGACCAAATTCTTGCACAATGTAATAGTTAAGGGCAATAAAGTATTCACCTACTGCCACTGCACCTTTACACTGAGAAGATAGCAAGAAGATAAGATTGGTTACTTGACCACTGAATGATTGCAGGTCATTAGGAGGTGTTGGAGTGATACCATCAATATTGCCAACTCCTTCCATCATAAGAGGATACAGACTCACAGCCATACAATACTGCTTCAAGACAGGAGTGGTTGCTTCATCATGTGTATAAATAACATGAGAGTTCAAATCCTCTTCATACTTCTTGGCTACTTCAGGGTACATTTCATTCAGCTTGTCTTTCATTCTTTGCCTCTGAATAACCCTATTAGTAGTCTTATACACTTCACCCTCAAGGTTGGCAACATTCTTCATAGTTACATTTGCATTGGCATCTGTCTCTGATGAAGTAGCTGCATTCTCATTAGATTGACTATACTCATTCATATAGTCAATTCTTTCCCTAATGAATCTTGCCTGCTTATGCTGCTCCCTATAAATGATATAACTCTTTGCTACATCAAAGTGTTTATCATTCATAAGAACATCCTCAACCTTATTCTGTATCTCTTCAATACCTATAGTATCTCCTTCCAAAGTGCCAAATAAGGCACCCAGCATATCATACAGATACTGAGGCATTTTCTTGTTGCAAGACTTAAAGGCTTTTTCTACAGCACTTATAATCTTATCAACATTAAATTCTTCTGTACTGCCGTCTCTTTTTACTACTTGCATATTACAATGTATTTAACCATTCTCTTAAATCATTAGGACCAGTCTCACTAATTCCCATAGGCACCTTTGGTCTGGAAGTGAGATAAGAAGAAAGCTCTTCTCCTATCACAAAAGGACTTCTCATTTCTATTTGGTCATTCTTTCCAAACTTCAATGTACCTACTGCCTGTACAAATGGACAAGTCCACACCAATGGGACAAGGATTCTCCTATTGACTACAATGAAATCATAGTCAAGCAGCTTGAAGTCTTTGAAGTACTCATCCTTATCCATATTCTGCCTTATAATAGCCCAATATAGTCTGGCTTGAATATCATATCTCCAATCTACAAAGGATTTATAGAAATCCCACTCTGTATGGGAACTTGTTTTCAAATCTACTGGCTTTACCCACTTCTCCTTATGATTGACTATGATTAAGTCAGCCATGTTTCTATACTTTACACCATTGAACTCTCCTTTGAATTTCAACTGATAGAATCTTTCAATGTCTGGTTCAAATGGATTGTCCTCTGCAAAGTAGAATTGAGTGGATTTGCTCTCTTTCAATGCTCTTACTGCATTGCACACATCTTGATAGGTCTGAGTATCAAGTATAGTCTTACTGCCTGCTATAAATAACAGGTTATAGTAGTCAGCTCCTTTCTCCTTGATAACTTTAGCTCTTGTCTCAGGCTTCCAGTTCATCTGATAACTCTGATATTCAGTCTCCTTAATGATTGCATCATCAGGAATTGTGATAAGACTCCTATAAGAATCTCCATACTGACTGAACAAAGATTTTACCATCTTTGTAATAGAGTCTGGAGTAGAAGGAAACTCAGCAACCATAAACCTCTCATCAAACTCTTCTTGACCACCTGTGATAATGCTGTCTACAGCACTACCAAAAGTAAGAGAAGGTGTTTCTAACCTGTCAAATAATTTATCCAAGTTATTGAATCCCTCCCTCTCATATCTTGCAAGGGTTGAATAGCTTAATGCTGGGTCTGCCCTATATGTTTCTTCAGACACATCCCAAGATATACTTCTTAAAGATTTCCTCTCCATTAGTAATAATCTTGATTGTATTCCTCACTACTGAAATCTTCATACTCATCCTCCTGCTCTGGCAACTCAAGAGCCTCACAGTAAGTATCTATTTCTGACTTCAATTTCCTCATTTCTCCAAGGTCTGCTTTCAGATACTCCTCTTTAGGATTTTCCTTACTGAGACCTTTCTTTACTCTGACAAGAGATGAATCAACTAAGAGTTGGAGAGACTCAAAGTCCCTACTATTCAAGAACTTATGTGCAAGCTTTGCATCTCCCTCAGGCAATGAGGGAATCAAAGCCTTTATTCTGTCTATTGGTTCTCTATTGTCCATAACTCTTGATAATTTCTATTGCCTGCAAGAGTTGTTTCTTGGTATATACCTCAAAATAGATAGACTTTTCACCTTTTTCAGTATATAGGTTATCAAGATATTTTATAAACATCTTTTTCTTGATATAGAATACATCATTCTCTATCCCTTTGGCTTCAATATAAACATTGAGGTCATTATATTTGAAATAAAAGTCTGGTGTATATCTGATACCAACAATTTTACCTGTTTTCTGAATTAGTATCTTTGAAGCACGGGTGTCTATACCCTCTGATAATCTTTTGATTTTCTGCTTGTCAGTCTCCTTATCATAATATGGGGTGATAGGTTCAAAACCCTCCCATAAAGTAAAGGTAGTTGGCTCATATTGAGGCTCAAACCCTTGTTGAAGAAGAGTATTGTATATGCTCTTCTCCAACTGGGATTTGAATGTTATACCCTTAGAACTACTCTGTGTGGCATTCCTAATCTTCTTATTTGCCACTTTTGAACATTTCTTTAAGAATGTCTCTTGTAATTCTGCAAGCAATCTTAGCATCCTCAATAGTCCTGAATGCTGCGAAGTTCCTATAGTTCTTGATGTGGGCTTTGTTAGCCTTAGTGATTCTACCATCAAGCATAGAGATTACATAAATCTCAGGACTCTTCTCAATGTGGTCCTCATACTTCTTGTCCAACTCAATGGCTACTTCTCTAAGTACCATAGAGAATGCAGCAGCAGGAAGAATAGTATCTACACTATTGAGATAGTTATAGACCTTCTCAATCTTCCAACCAAGTTTCTCTGCAATCTTCTGAATGTAGTACTCCAACTCCATAGGAACCTCAGATTCAACCACAGCAGACTTCGCAGGCTTGGTAGTAGTAACAATGCCAGCCTCAAGGAGCTTAGGGAGAATGTCCTTAGTTACTACTACATGTTCAACTACAGTATACTTACCAAAGAAAGGGTCTATTACCTTAGATGCTTTAGTCAGAGTGTCTCCAATCTGTACTTCCTTACCATTTGTCAAATAAATCTTTTCCATTTTTTTTTGTTTAATATTAATACTCTTCGTACCATTTTATAGGCACACCATAAATCTCTTTTACCTTATTACTTATATCAACAAATAGCTGATGTGGCATCTTAGTACCACTCCTTGCAAAATATGCAGGATGTTCAATCTCTATAATATGATTGAATCTATCATTAATATAAGGTTTGAAGGTTTGGGCTTGTCTGCCAAACAATACATATACTATAGCTGTATTATATTCAGACAAGTTCTTTAGCAATTTAGCTATGAAAGGTCTCCACAACATCACATGGGAACCTATCCTATTCATTTCTACAGTGAGTGCAGAGTTCATCATTAGTATTCCTTGTTTAGCCCAACTTTCTAAAGTTTGGTCAAAGGTAATACAATAATGTGGAACTTCAAAATTAATTGCTGCCTCTTTAACAACATTTAATGAAGGAGATAAGTTATCCTCATCAACTTCCTTTCTATTCCCGAATAATACTCCAGTTGCCACTCCCTTTTGTGGATAGGGGTCTTGACCTAACATAACTACTTTCAAGTCATTGAGAGGGCAAAGCTCAAATGCTCTGAATACATCAGATTGGGCAGGACACAAAGGCTTTCTCCTGTATTCTTGCCCAACCTTAGCCATTACATTATTAAGCTCTGTCCTATCAATTACCTTCATCCAATCTCCAAAGTATTCATCTAATGTCATATCAACATCATTATGTCATCAATATTGTCAATAAGGCATTCATTCAGTGCATCATTAGAGCAGGCAGATGGAGTAGGTTTAATAGGTTCTACAAAGAACTTATTGAAATTATCTACTATGACCTTTACTTTCCTGTCCTCTGGATTACTGCTGAAACTGTAATTGTTTCTTGGGAAATTTATATCCCTACTTGTATAATAGGGAATCAATTTCTTGATGATGCCTTTATTAATCAACTTATCAGACTCTAAGAATACTTTGGGACTGACATGGCATACAGGTCTGTAATAGACCATAGCATTACCATTATCCTCAGTATGTACACTTCTTGCAGTTAATGTACATAATAGTAATGGAGTGTAGCTCTCATCAAAGATGATACCTTTACCACCATAATACACTTCACCCTTACTGGTAGTTATCTTCTGCAATCTTTTACCATATCCTACATTAGTAAATAATTGAGTTATGATACTATCAAAGGTTCTTCTTTCTTGGCTTGGTGCATTATCATATAATGGCAATATTATCCTCTTGATTCCCATAATTGCGGGATAAGCCATATTGTCTGAAACCAGCTTCTCAAAGTGTTCTCTTGCAATCACAGGTATCTCTACCTCATCATTGTTTACTTCAATGACAAGGCTTCTTCTAAATACATTGTTACTATCAAGAGACAGATTCATTTCAAGCTGGTCTGGATTACCAGACTCACTACTATTGAAAACACCCATTACATTATATGCAAATCTTGGGTTAAATTCCATTATACTTCAGTTTTAAGATACATTGTTTCTGCATTATATGTGGTAAGGAATGGCAGGTCTCTATCAATGAGAGGCTCACATTGATTAGCACAGAAGTTTACAAACAAATTAACCATATAAGATGCAATCATATTTGCACAGAAGGTAGTTTGTTTATAGGAGCAGATAGTTTCATCAGCTTCTGCATCAGAGAATAGGAACTCATTATTGTACCTATTGATGTTGTACTCATCATCTCCCTTGATGCACAATACCTGAAACTCTTCTGCTGCTAATCTGCCATCAATAAACAGGCAATTCTTTCTCTCCTCCTCTGGTTTGGATTGAACATGATTTACCCATTTATTAAAGAAAAGTCTTCTTGCTGCCATGTTATCAAAGCCACAAATCATAATGTCTGATGCCTCAGATTCATTGGTAAATCTCTCACTTATTGCAAAGACACTGCTATAGCCAGCATAATTCCTAATCATCTCAGCCAGTGCAGATACTTTAGGTCTACCTAAATCAGATTGACCATATAACTGACCTGACATATTGACAGTTTCCACTATGTCATCATCATAGATAAACATGGAAGCTGGCTTCATTCTTGCCAATAAGAAGCCTACATAACTACCAATGCCACCTACACCTGCCAAAATGACAGTTTTCTTCTGAATGTTCTCATACCAAATGGCAGAACTAAACCTACTTGTAGCTTCATCTACAAGCAAAGTTGCAGAGTTTGTAGGTATCTCTTGATGTGCATCTTCTACAGCTTGGTCAGGAATAGCCTGTTCTTCCTCTGTCAAAGGTGAATCACTATCAAGATTCTGAAGAGCCTCTTCATACTCTTCTACTGAGTTGAACTCTTCAATAGCTTCTTCTAAAGCTCTCTCAGATTCTGCTACTCTATTTTCTATTTCACTATTTGTCATAATACTAAATACTTTTGAAGTGCATCAATATACCCTTTGATATAATCATTTTCAGGAAGTTTAGTAAGCTCCTCTATCATATCATGGGCACAAATAGCACAAATTTCTGTTTCATCAAAGCCAAGCTCTTCTAACTTCTCATCTGTTATATACCATGTCAGATACTCTGTATAGGTCTCTGCCCATATTTTGAAATTATCCATGCCAACTTTGCCTTTACCAAACCTCTTTTCATACAGTGTAGGCATTGACTTAGCCAATTTGGTAATGTCAATCTTACTATCATTAGAAATGATAATACTACCTGTAATCAATTGAAGTACAAGAGATTTCAAAGTAACCTTATCAAATGATACCTGACCATAAGGTATATTATATCCCTCTTCAAATGGCAAGTCATCTACATTATCAAAGAGAGTTGGCTGAACTACCTTAGGCTTATCAGCTTCCTTCTTGACAAGATTTGCTGGACCTGCCTTTGTACCATAGGAATTAGCAATAACAGGTTTATAGCCACCTTGATATACAGGTGTCTGAGCTTTCTTGGCTTTCTCTGCTTTAGCTTGCTTGATTTCCTCAAGTCTTGCTGCCATGTCTGGAAAGGAATAATTCTCACCTTCCTTCTCTATTTTAAGATAGAACCATTCAATTTCATCTGCACTACTTACATATTCCTTAGTATCATGCTTTTCACCATCACCAAAGAACTCATAAGACACAGATTCTTTGACCTGCTTTGATTTAACCCTCCTTGTAATTGCAGCAGTATAAGTACCTGCATTATTCACAATGAGAGATACAAAGTTATTTCTATCCATACCTTCCTCCTTTAGAGTAGCAGTATCTGTTCCACTAAAGAAAGTACTCATATTGTTATGGGAATGTATAAGACCCATTTGACAATCAAGTAACTCAGGATTCTCACACATATAGGCTATCACATCAGGATTCATATCAAACTCTGTATAGGCTTGAGTACCAATATCCATAATGTAAATATCCACACATCTTATTACAAGGTCATTATTTTCAAATGAACCTTCATGTGTAAAGAATAGTGTACCTGACCATTCAGTACTCCACACCTTTTGGCAGGTAAATCTTATCTTTCTCTCCACTTCTGCTGGGATAATCAGCTTATAATTATAAGTACCTGACTTCTGTACCAAGCTGATTACTTTCGTGGGTTGCTTTACTTCTTCCATATCTATAATTTAACACTTTAAGTATTGTTGCTAATATGTATAGTGCAGTATGAGTATTAAGAATTATACTCTTATTCTCATTCCTTACCTCAGCAATATCTGTAATATCAACAGTAACCTCTCTTCCCTTGAATATGCAAACCTTCTTGCCTATATATTGGGCATAGGTATTTACATTGTTCCTACCTTTATCATAGTAAATCTTCCCATTATCTATGATACATTCTTTCAAGATACCTTTCCTCTTCAATTCTGCAAACTTGGCAGTTAGCTCCTCTTTATTAAACTGGTCATTATACCACTTAATAAATTCATTGCTAATAAGTACAATAAACTCAATAAGTGACATACCAATAGAATAAGAGCCATTTACATAATTGAATTTAAGTTTCTTTGAATTGATAAAGCCTCTTACAAACTCCTTCAACTTATCAGAACTAAGAGCATCCCCATAGTAGTCTGGTGATAGATATGTGACAAACCTGTCTACACCCATCTCCATGTTATTAGTACCTAACTTTTCCAAATATTTATAAGGTCTGCCAGCAATGGATTCTACAGTTACATACTTACTTAGCTCAAGACAAAACATATTCCACATGTCCTCATCATAATCCCTATTAAGGGCACTAATAGTACCATTGATGGGACCACTGCCTGTGCAAGGATTCTGAAAACTGGTAAAGTCATTTGTAGGAATGCCACTGATATGACTGTGCATATATCCACTGCTAATGTGAAGCATAGTATATTCTGACCTGTTAAGTGTAAATCCACCATTCAATGTGCCATTATACATTACTTTTACCTTAGCCCACAGATGGTTAATATCCACAAATCTGTCATGCTCATTAGTTACTCTTACATGAGGAAAATGTACAAGAATGAATATGCCATTGAACTTAGCATTACCAATTCTTTCCTTTACTGTAGTATCTGTAAGCACATTAACAACCTTTTCTACCTGGTCTCCAGGTAAATCAGTAATAGCCCATGTTTTATACATGCTCCAGTCATTCCTGTTCATGCTTACAATATTACCATCAGGAATATAAGTAGATAAAGGCTCTATATTCATCCAAGATTTGAACTTGTCCAAACTCCAATATCCTTGCATATCAACTTTATCCTCTCCAAAAAAGTCATTGAATATGCTTAATACTCGGAGTGGTCTGTCCATCAAGGAGTTATATAGTTCTTCTATCTTCTCCTCAATTAATTTAATTGTTTCTCCACTCATATTACTGTAAAAAAAAGTAGGTAAGGGGGCATTTCTAACCTCCTTACCTACTGTTACTTACCCTTGTTAATTGACACCCATTCCTGCGAACATATCATCAATCTCATCATCAGAGTAAGGAGAAGCTGACTTAGGCTTATATTCCTCAGATGGTACAGCAGCTACAGCTACTTCACCTCCAAGAATACCAAGCACTTCCTCTTTCTCATAATCTTCAATTGTGCCATTGTCCTCAAGAATTTCTACCAACTTGCTGATAGCAGCTCTTGCTACAGTATCAACATACTCACCACCATTACTTGCAGGTGCTACAGGAGCACTTACTTCAGGAGTGTTTACAGGTGCTTCTACCTTTTCCTCCTTCTTAGTCTCAGCCTTAGCCTCAGCTTTAGGAGCAGCAGGAGCAGGCTTTGAAGCACCATTGCTCTGTATCAATGCAATAAGGTCAGCAGTCTTGCACATAGTGAAGTTCTTGCCAAATTTCTTCACACAAGCATCCTGCAAACCCATAGATTTGATAGCATTGTATGCCTTAGCTCTACTCATTGCAACAGCACCACTTCTAATTTTCTTGTTGGTGTTAGTAAGCATGAAAACCAACTCATTTGTGATAGTGCCCTTGTAAGGAACATCATGTGGCAGAACTGAAGCATCATTCTTCAATTCAACCTTTGATGTACCTTCAAAGAAGGTCATACCATCATAGTCAATACCATTGGCTCTCAGGTCACTTTTCAACTCAGCAAGGGTCGTGGCTGCTGACATGATAACACTCTTTTTCTGATTCTTAGTCTGTACGACTGTAATTTTTCTTGCTTCCATGTTTTCACTTTTTTTTTTTATAAAATTGGACTTATTGAAACTTTAATCTATGCAAAAGGGCAAATCATCCCAATCATTGTCCTCTTGTCTTGAAGAGTTGAATAGAGGCTTGATTATTCTAAGGAACTCATCTTTGCCCTTAGCCTTATACAAGTCTGAAATATCTTTCCCTTCATTAAAGGGTGGTAATACTACATTGGTAAACCCTGTTTCTTCAGATAATTTCTGAGCATCTTTCAATCCTGGCTCATCATTATCCAAGCAAATGAAGACTTGTTTGTATCTTCTTTTCAGTTCACTAATTGCAGTATCACTCATCCTATATCCCTCACCTTGAATGGCAAGAGATGGGATACCTGTATTAGCCCATAGACATAGAGCATCTTTTAATGAGGAACATATACATATTTGCTCTCCATATTCAGGTACTTTAGTCCATAGGCTTACTACAGAATTGTCATGCTTGTTACTCCACTTATAACCAGCTTTATTAAAAGGCTGGTATATCTTTAGAGTAACTTTACCTTCCTTGTGTTCTACATAAGCATAGGCATACTTATCAGCTCCAAACACATATCTATGACCATCCTTTATGACAATCTTATGAGATATGGGATAAACCTCTGCATACTTGAGCCATTCTAAAGTTATACCATAGGATGCCCAGTATTCAATATCATAACTTCTCCAATCTCTGACTTTGCACTGCAAGTCTGTATCTTTGTTGTAACTATTTGTACTTCTTACAGCACAGGGAGTATATGAATGAATATTGGCACCACCACAGAACTTTGAAATGTCCTCATTAACCCTTGTTAGAACTTCCTTATAACCACAGTTCCACATATGACCAAGCAGGTCAAACAGACCTCCTCTATCCCTCGTGGATAAATCTGTGTAAAATATTCTTCTACCATCAGTAGAATAAAGACCAAAAGAAGGTCTCCTGTCCTGTCTAAGAGGACTATTTATAATACAAGGAACCTCTGTGACTCCTAAGTAATATGACAGAATGTCTGCTTCTGTCACTTTACTTAGAATATCATCAAGGCTCACAGAAGATTTACCTTTGCTGATTGCCATTGCTTTTTTTTTAGAAATTACTACTTACTTACCAAAATCCCAAGGTGTACCACCAGCATCATTGCCAGCAGCAGGGAAAGGCATATCACCTGCTGCACCAGAGTTACTGAGGTCTGTAGATTCTACATCATACTCCTTCAAGTCACCCACAGTGAACTCAGTAGTAGGATATGCACCAGCAGCCTTTCTTTCCTGCAAGTCTGCATCCAACCTACTATAGTCAGTGATATTGTTCTTCAAGAACATCTGATTATAAACAGCCTGATACTGCTTGTTATCATCAGTGGTTCTTACACCAAACAATACCTTAACCTTGTTATTAGGCTGCAATGCAATAACATCTCTCAGCTCCTTGAAATTACCCTTGAAGTACTCAGCAATACTCTCAAGTCTTGCTTCACAATCCTCAGGTTTGTCTACCATAACCCAAGTATTATTGACATACTTCATTACATTAGGAATGTTGAGGTATGCCTTGATGAAGTTAGTAAGCTCTTCCTCACCATGATAAGCAGGTCTGTAGTCCTTATCAATGTTGGCAGGACCATTCTTATATACAGGAATTTCATGTGCCTTAGCCTGCTCTACAGTAACCCAAGCAGTTCTACCATACTTATCAATTACCTGTACCTTAGTCTGGTCTCTATTGTATCTGTATTCCTTTCTGATGAAGAAAGCTACCTTAGTGGTAAACTCAATACCACCACACTTTTCAGCATCAGTCTTAACAATGAAATCAAGTCTGACATTCTGTACCTTGTGCTTGTCCTCACCTACCTCAACTTCACCCAGATACTCAGGGTCATTTTCAAGCTGGGTATTATAGAGTTTCTCTAACTCTGCCTTGTTAGGATTTACAGCCAAAACAAATACAGGAGCTACACCTGTATATCTCTTTACTGCATTGCCTTCAGTAGATTCCTTGCCTGATGCAAATGCCATAAATGCAAAATTTGTCTTTTTCATTTTTCTAATGATTTTTCTTGTTCTTGATTCTATTTCTTACACCTTAATTACTCCTCAAAAGGCAGTTTGTCACCAGCCTCTGTGCCATCATTGAAGGGGTTAGTAGGGTCAAAAGGAGCCTCTTCACCAGCCTTTACTTCTGTCTCAGGTGCCTTCTCAGTATCATCTACTGTCTCAGGAGCAACATTGTCAATAGTAGGCTCTTCTACATGAATTTCATATACATTAGCCTCCTCATTGAACACTACTACACCAGCCTTAGGTTCATACTTAGTAACCTTTACAGGCTTACCATCCTTATCAACCTTACCAGTATCTTCTACCTTCTTGACAACCAAGTCTTCACTTGTGAGACCACCTGTCAAAGCCTTGACACCCATCTCATGTCCCTCAATCTCCTCAGTCAGAGCATTGTACTCTGCATTGAGTTCATCAATCTTGGCAGCAATCTTATTCTTCTTCACTACCAAAGGATTAACATTCTGTGCAATTCTTTTTACACCTGCAAACTGTCTTACTGTTAATGTTTTCATATTTTCTTACTATTAAAAGATTTGTAATAACTTTCTTTCTTGCCCCATGTTATTTAATGGATTGGGAGCACTCCATAGCTTATATATTGTGAACTTTCTCTCATAGAAACTTAATGCAAAGTTAAAGCAATATGCCATTAATTGCCTATCTCTTAATACATGTGTTACAAACAGGGCAGTCTCATAGTAAGGCTTGCCCTGTTCTATGCAGTATTGCATCAACACCATATTGACATCAGTTTCAGTAAGTCCACCAAAGGCAGCCAACCTTGATATTCTTACAGTCTCATTCCTATCCATAAATCTCCCTCAATTTGTCCACTACTATAGACAAATCATTAGGAATCTCATCAGGAAGGTCATCCAATGCACCAAGACTGTCTTTAGCAGGATATTCTCCATCAAACTCCTTGACAAAGTGCTTGATAGGTCTCTTGTTTTCTGCATCATATCCTACCTTGCCAAAGAGGATAATATCAAACTTACCCTCAGGAGTAATATAGTCATCAACCATCTTTCCAGTGGTCTTGAACTTATAGGAAATGGAATCACCATTCTTATCCTTATACTCCTCATAATGGGCACAGCAGATAATGTTCTTATCCTCAGGAAGCCCCTTAAAGGCATCAAAGATGAGACCCATCCCATAACCAATCTGCTTAGGAGTATCCCATCCACCCTTCATGGCATTAGCCATATAGAAATCCTGTGCAAGATAATTGAAGTCATCAATTACAATGTTCTTGAAAGGAGACTTCTTCAACATGTTGATAATCTCTGTTACTGCTGCAAATCTGTCAAGACCTGTGAGACCATCTACTTGCACTCTATTGCCTGTACCAAGGGCATTTGCATTTACAAGTTTCTGTGTAGGTTTGCCTACATTCTCTACTCCAATGCTACCTTCAATCAGCTTAAAGTTAGGGTTAGGAACACCCCTACCAATACACTGGATAACATAAGTTTCCTTTGGGTCAAGCCCCTTAATACCTAATTTCTCCCTACCACAATAGGAAGTGGTTTTTCCAAAGCCTGACTTAGCCAAAACTAAAATCTTTGCCATTGTTTTTGTTTTATAATGTTACTTTTACTTGAAAAGGGTTGCAAACTTATGAAATATTTTCCACCTGTGCAACTTTCTATTCATTTTATTTATTCCATAACTAAAGAAAGTCTTAGCAGTTTTGCTCTTCCTTGATTCCATATAGTTATATACTCTCTGTAGTGCTTCCCTATCATCAGGTTTTGGGAGTTCATAAAATGTACTCACTGCACCATCAAAGAATAAAGGACAGATTTGACCATTTGCTCCATAGTCTCTATCTTCAATCACTTCCATGAACCTTATATGGTTCCTGAACTTGGTTATATCATATCCTTCATACTCTCTCAGCCCATACTTGAATGGACTATAGAGACCTATAACCATATTGGCATCTCTGGTAGTAGTCTTACAATCTGCAAGACCATCAGAAGATGGTTTAAGCTTATTCAGCTTTTGGTTCTCAATACCTTCTTGAGCCTGTGCTTGATGCTGAATCAATACAAAGATGAATTTCAATTGATTTCTGAGAGTAATACCATACTTGCTCATCTTATCAATAGTTTCCATCTTCTTCAATCCACTTTCAAGAGATAGATTTGAGGCATTATCTATGATGATTATCCTCCTCTCCTCTGGGTCATCTGGGGTATAAGGATTGTCATTGTCTACCACATCTGCATCTATGATTTCATCTGTGATAGGGTCTTTCCTCTTACCTTTCTTGAAGTTAAGATGTCCATGAGTTAAGGCATAGTCCCTACAATACTTATTGATTCCTGTGGGATTCCTTTGGTCATCAATATACTCAACCATATCCTCGAATGCCTTGATATATCTCTGATACTTATCAGATTCAAGTAATTCAAGAATCTTCTCATCAATAGGATGGTCTCTGTCTGTACTTTTCAGTTCAGTAGGAGATACCTCTATCCCATCCAATCTAAACAATAGATGACACAAGAACTCATTATACTTTTCCTCTGGACTCATCTCCAAAGTAAAGTAAAGAACCTTAACTCTCATCTCAGGATGCTCCAATATAAAGAACAATGGTTCATATACAAATAGGTAATCACAGAACTTTGATTTACCTACCTTTTGGTTAGCAGTCACCACTATGAACTTAGCAGTTTCAATGCCTGGAACCCATGCTCTAAACCTTGGAAAAGGGAAAGGAATACAATTATAAAGTCCATTAAGAACTCTCTCCCTCCTTAACCTCAGATTTCCCATTACTTGCTTAAATCTACTCATAATCAGTTAATTGTAGAAGTCCAATCATTTCTTAAATTCTCTTCTTGACCAGCATTCTCAATGTAACTAATCAATTCTGAGTCTCCCTCAACCTCACCAGCAGCACCCACTTTCTCTTTGAATATGAAATACTTTAATAACCTCATATATGTATAGTTTCCATTGAAACCTTCCACATACTTACTGGTTGCCTGTATGATTTGCTCATCAGTATAAGTATTTCCATACTTCTTAAAGAATAACTTTAATCTTCGTACAATCAAAGCTACTCCATCTGCCCAATAATAGTTAGTGCCATCTTTTTTGCCTTTAGGAAATATCTCTTTGAGCCTTGTAGCCAACTGAATTAACCTGTCATTAGGTTCCTGCTTCTTATCAGAATCTACAATCACAGAATCTATTACCTCAGTGCCTTTATTAGTAAGTCTCCATCCAATCTGTTGGAATAAGTCATCCCTATTAGCAGTTATATAGCCCTTCTTAATCAGCTCCTTCTGAGCTGTATCAAGGTCAGCATTATTATGGATGGCAAGCATCAAGAGAGCCTCAGCAAGACTAATGTTGTTCTTCTGACATCCTTCTTTACTTAAACAAATTGTCATAGCTTAATGTCATTAATACTATCAACACTAATGATAGAATCTTCAGAGTACTCCTCTATCATCTTCTGTACAAGTTCCTCTTCCCTTGTATCCTTGAAATAAGGTATGATGATAATAGGAGATTTGTGTCTAAGTATTCTACCAACTCTTTGCTTCACTACAATCTCCGAACTATTCAAGTTGCAGAATATACCTATCCTACAATTAGTCAAGTTCACACCTTCATTGAGTATATTACAGGCAGTAATATGCTTAATCTTGTTAAGATTAAACATCTCAAGGTTCTTCACTGAAGCCTTATTCTTCGAGGTGATATTGTATTTACCTAACCTCTCTGACTGCTCAATACTACTACAGAAAGTCAAAGTCTTGTAATTCCTGAACTTGTCAAGAAGAGATAATACAAGGGCTTCCTTCTGTTCAGCACACCACTTCAGCCTTTTGCCTGCTGTTGAAAGCCATAAGTTCTTTATCCTCTCATTTCTTGAGTTAAAGTACTTATTCTTGTACCACTCTATAAGTGAAGAGATACTATCATAGCAACCTTTCTGAGTGGTGATTATATCACGACCAAACTTCTTAACCTTATAGGTATAATTAGTAGTGTCCAAAGTCAAAGGCAGCAGATATACTGTAGGCTCAGGTAATACTTCATCTTCTACAGCTTCCTTGAGACCACACTTAATGACCTCAGCCTTGTGGTTGTAGATGAAATAATCCCTCATGTCTCTCTTAATAGTGGCAGACAGTCCAATGAAAGACTCATTGATATGGATAGTCTCCAATACATCAATTCTTGCTTCTGACAAATGCTGCATCTCATCTGCCACTACTACATCAAAGTATGAGTTCTCATAGTTCTTTAGTGACTCATAGCATTCAATGGTAATATAGTCAGACTTGATACCTCCCCATTTCTCAATCTCATCCCTCCAAGTCTGCTTATGTACAGTCTTTGCCACAAGGATAAGTATAGTAGTAGGACATTCATCATTCCTGAATACCCTATCACATATATGATTAATGAGGTCTATTGCTACCTTGGTCTTACCATACCCAGTGATAAGTTCTAAAATCATATACTTGCTCTTATCAACTACTTCAAGAGCTTTCTTCTGTATCTCTTCTCTTTTCATAATAACTGTCTTGTTAAATAAAACCTTTTCTTATACAAGTGATTCCTGCTTTTAATTAAACACCAACTAATAGACTGTATAGAGCCTCCGACATAGGAAGCTGCTTCTTCTAAAGTATTTACTTTACATAATAAAACTTTATTAAGGTCATAGATGTAAACCCCTTTCTGTCTCTTAGCACAAGACTTATTGTTGGCTTCACCTATTTTCCTTTTTGTTTCATCTGATAAAGTAACTCCTTTTCTTGGATTAACATAGCCATTTCTATAGTTCTCCTTGAGAGAGTTTCTTATTCTCTCCTTAGTACTTTCCAACATATTGCCTACAGCTTTAGTAACTATAAGCTCAGTATTATACTCAGGATGCAAGTTGTCTACATAGAATTGCTCCCTTTCAATCAATTTATCTTCATCACACCTTTCAAGTACAAAGAAATGAAATTTATCTTCACCATACTTGTTCCAAGCATTTTGGAGATGAGGACTATGATGACAATTGTGTCTTAAAGTACTCCTATGCTTCTGCCATCTACTATAGATATTTTTGCTACTTCCCACATACTTCTTACCATTTTGTGTGTTCAAAATACAGTAAACACCCGAAAACTTAAATTCTTGACTAATAACCATATCTTTTTTTTTCTGCAAAGATACAGTAAATAGTTGAATTAACCAATAGTTTAAGTGAATTACTTATACTATCCAGTTATTATTTCAAGTTTTTCTTGTCATTTCTACTTACAATTCCTTTTAGTTTGTTAATGTAGTTAGGGTCTTCTGCATACCCTATGTCTGATAAAAACTTATAGTAATCATTCGGAGGTTTGTATCTATATTGCACATAGTCAAGGTATGCAACCACACTCTCAGTCCAATGGTCAAATGTATAATACCTGTGCTTCTTGCTGTTATACAATCCAAACAGGTTATTACCATTCAGACATAAGTCTGACTTAAAATGACCAGTTTCAAGTACAGCTTGTGCATAGACTATCTGAGGATGTTTGACCCCATAATACTCCAATGCTTCTATCAAGCCTTCTTGAGGTGATTTACTGAAGAAGTCTGGCTGCTTCTCATTAACTATGTGTACCACCTCTATTTCAGGTGGTTTAATGTTCTCCATACTGCACCTAAGATGATATATACTCACCCCAAGCACAGCTATTGCACAGGAGAACATAATATTGAATACTTTCTGACTCATACTTCTTTTGTTAAATAGCAGGCAACAGTGCCCAATATCCTATGTAATACATTCTCCTTGGATAGCTCTATAATCAAATATTCATAGCTATGATGAGGCTTTCTACTGGCAAGTATGAAGAACCATATATGGTATGCTATGAAAGCCATGATACCTATAATAGGAATACAATAGATTATAAAAGCTATAATTAGCATCCATACAGCAACATGATACTCATCCACTCTATTCTGATAGTGGTATTCAGCAAAAGTAGTGCCCCTGAGTGACCAAATGGTCACTACAAGGAACACTATACCTAATATAATCCATCCCATAGCTTACTTACTAATGTCTTTGAATATAGTAGGAACCTGCCCATATACAGGCAATTTACCATCCCATTTCTCAATCCACATCTTCTCAAGGATTGCAGGAGTAAGAGCCTGTTGTCTCAACTCATTGGCTTTCTTCTCTGCCTCAGCAGCTACAATAAGTTTCTTAGCCTGAGCTTCTGCCACTTTAACCTCATTCTCTACCTGCATAGCCTGCTGAATAGCCTTATTCTTGGCATTTACAGACTCTACAATAGTCTGAGGATATTTGAGACCAGAGGTTAGCTGCTCCAACTGAAAGTTCTCTTTAGCAAGTGCCTGAGTTAAGTACCTTTCAATAGTATTCTCAATACTATCCCTTTTACTTACAATGTCATCAGTAGTAAACTTATTGAGCTGGATTCTAAAGGCATCCTTTACATAGTTATACAGAGTACCTCTGATTACCTCATTCAACTCTTTTCTGTACTTCTTAAAGACAGCAGGTGATTTACCATCAATAATCTTCAATGATACAGTAGGGTCTACAGTGAACTCTGAACCATCCTTTGCATTAATTGTAAATGGCTCATAGTCAATAGTCTGTACATAGGTAGGATACTCATATACTGTGGTGGTCCAAGGATTGTACCATACAATACCAGTTACCAAAGAAGCATCATCCACTCCCTTATCACTGCCATACAGATTCACCTTGATGCCTTCACAACCTGCATCTACCTTCTCCATACATGATGTCATTGAGAACACCATAAACAAGGACAGAAGTCCCAAAATCAATTTACTTTTCATGTTTTCTTTCTAATTTAATTGCTGTTAAACACTTTGTTCTGACTGACAGATATAATGTTGCCACTACCATAAAGAATCCTATCACATTCTCAATGGTATTAGGTGCTGAAATCATTTCAAGTCCTAATGTCAATAGGATAATGAAGATTACAAACCATACAGCAAACTTTGCTACTACTTCAGCTTTCATACTATTTCAATTACTTTCACATTGTCAGGCAATGTCTCCTTGTTCCAATCCTTATATGAATTGGTAAAGTAGACCTCCTTATAGTTTTCACTGAGAGTGGTAATGCCTTTAGGATTGACCATGTGAGTTACATAGATAGTTCTCTCCCTATCAGGATAATGGAAGCCAAGTAATTGTGCAATGCCCTTGAAAGTACCTCCACCATCACATAAGTCATCAATGACTACAAATGGCAGATTGACATTCTTCTCAATGACTTCTGGATTCTCAATCTTAAAGCCAGAGAGTTGTCCTGTCTTTGGGTCTCTCACTTTACTGCATATTACATCACTATTAGGGTCTCCACCATATCTCTGTAATGCACCTTTGTCAGGATACACTCTTAGGTATCCTTCAAAATCTGGCATAGGAGTAGCTATGTCTCCCCAATACTCATCAACAAGGTCTTGCACCTTATGTGAATGAGGCTCAAGTACATGAACTGCTTGAGGGAACATATCATTTATTACTTGTGTAACTACACTAAGAGAGAATGACTCATCATAGCTGATTACTCTATCCATCCTCATACTCATAAGATAGACAATATCCAAACCAAACAAGATACCTTGTCTATTAAGAATATCACCTACTTGCATAAGGATAAACAAGTCTGTAGGATTACAAATCCTACATACTACAGTTAAATCATCCTTCCTGTCAATACCATTCAAGACAATATGAGGTTCCCCATCAGGGAACTGTATAACCTCATACTTTACATCACTCTTTTCAGGTCTAATAAGATTCAATATTTGCATACTAATCCTCCAATACAATTGAGTTATCAACATTGGCTCTAACCTGACTCAGAGTCCACTCCTTAACTAACTTACCATCTTCAAAGACAGTCTGCAAATATCCCCTCTCTTCCTGTTCCTTGGTTACTTGGTCCTCAGCTACATACTTATCACCATCACCTTGAACACAAATAAGACCTTTCAATGATTTCTTAGTGCCATCATCAGTCTTAGGGTCTTTGAAGATTTCCCTTCCTTCCCCATTAACCTGACACCAAGTAGCCTTCATAGCAAAGCCAAGAGAATCCCTACTCTTATACTGATAGGTATATGAACCTACACCAAGCACAAGATTAGTAGCTGCAAAGCCTCTTTCTTCAAGCCTCTTATAGATTTCTTTCTGCCTTTCAAGAGTAATAGAATCACCATAGATGATACCTACTTTAGGATTGAGTACCTTGTAGCCTTTCTCATTGACAGTACCACCAAAGATGTCCCACAGAACTTGATATGCACCTACCCATTCAGCAGTACTACTCATTCTGTTTTGCACTTCTGTTTGCTCCTGCCAAGTTTCAAAGTCCTCAAGCTTGTAGCCTGCAATGATATGTACTGGGTCTCCACTGTCAGGTCTTATGACTAACCTACCATCCCTTGCAAGGATTTCATCCTTCAACTTAGGCAAATACTCTGTCATTACCTTCCAAAAGTCCCAAGTATCAGAGACAATAGATACAAATCCAGTAGGATATACCTCTGTAATGAGTCTCCTAAATGTCTCCAATTCATCTTCCTTACCACCTGCACACATGACACTATGCTCTGTTGCTGGAATTGTAGCTGCAATAAGCTCCTTCTCAGCATCTGCATTATAATACTCTTCAAGACCAGCAATAGCAGGAATAGTTTCACTACCACAGAATGAAGTCATATGACCCATACCAGACATAATGGCAGCCTCTACTCCAGCCATGCCTCTCATAGAGAAGTCATGTATAAGGAAATTAAGGTCTACATCCTTAAATCCTGTCTTCCTTGCATGTCTTATCAACTCTTTCTTATACAACCTTGCAGTAGTTGCACTTGTCATAGGCAACCACAAGGTAGTTGAGATAAGAGTCTCAAAGTAGTTGGTAAGCCAAAAGAAATCAGGATGAGTGTTGATGAATGTCAATGCAGGCACTCTAATAGGACACAATGTACCCTCAGGCAATGCTTTGATTCTAATGGGAAGATAGCCAAGGTCATGCAATTCCTCAATGTGTCTTGTACCCACATTGTTAGGTCCCAAGAATGTATCTACCCTCCTCTTAAACTCTGCAACTGCTACATCCTTAGGCTTATTGAAGAAGTCCTCTTGGAACTGCTTCATCAAGTACTCTTTGATAAAGTATTGAATGCCAAATACCACAGCACCTTCTTCAGCCTCAGGGTAATAATGACAGCTTCTTGGAGTCCAATTAGAGTAGACATACTCTGTACCTTCAGGGTATTGCCTTCTATGGTCTAACTTATAGCCATCAGTCAATAAAATTGCTTCTTTCATGCTTTTTTTTTTTTTTT